AACCTTTCATACGAACAGTTTAGCCGAGACTACACGAAGACTAACTATTCTTCCGCGAGAGCCTCAATGGGGGAAACATGGAAATTCATGCAGTCTCGCAAAAAGATCATTGCTGATGCTTTCGCTACAAACATTTATGCGTTGTGGTTAGAGGAGATGATAAACAAAAACGAAATCCCGTTGCCACGAGGAAAAACGAGCGACTGGTTTTACGAACCGTTAGTGAAAGACTGTTTAATTCGTTGCGACTGGATAGGTGCAGCCCGCGGTCAAATCGACGAGAAGAAAGAGACCGAAGCAGCTATCATGAGAATTAACAGTGGTCTGAGCACTCGTGAGAAAGAAATCGCTCGACTCGGCGAAGACTGGAGAGAGATTTTTAGGCAGTTAGAACGAGAAAAACGAATAAAAGATAAATACGGGCTTGTTTTCTCCGGAGATGTGAGTAATATATCCGCTAACGAGAAAACAAACTCGGAAGATGACGAAGAAACTAACAGTGGGGATTCGGAATGACGCAAGGCACTTATCAAGCTGCTGCCGTACAAGCGGTACAAGCTATTAATCTACGCCCGGCGTTTCTGGACGAACGTTCAGTCGGTTCTATGGGGAGTAACTTACAGTTGCTAGCTAACGTAGAGGCCGACATGACTGACGAAACTTGGTCAACAATGCTAAACAACGTGTGTATGACGTATGGGGTGTCTAACAGCGCACCAACTAACAAACCATACGGATTCTCTAACGGAACCGCTTTCATTCCGGTACACGGCTCTCTAATTAACCGCTTCGGCGGTTCTTGGGGATTCGTTACAGGATATAGCTATATTCGTAGAGCACACGCAATGGCCTTGAATGATCCGGACGTCGAGAGAATCGTCTATGACGTTAATTCGGGTGGAGGCGAGGCAGCCGGTTGTATGGAACTATCGGACGAGATTTTCAGTCGTCGCGGTGAAAAACCTACACTGGCCGTCATCAACTCAAGTTGCTATTCTGCTGCTTACGCGATCGCAAGTGCGTGTGACGCGATAAGTATCACGCCCTCGGGTGGCGCGGGTTCAATTGGGGCGTTGATTATTCACGCTGATATGTCTAAAATGTTGTCTGACGTAGGAATTAAAGTATCTGTGATACGCGCCGGCGACAGAAAGGCAGAAACCAACCCTTTCGAGGAACTTAGCGATCAAGCGAGAGCAGAGCTACAATCAGGCGTCAACGCTTGTAGAAAAACGTTTGTAGCAACCGTAGCAAGAAATCGCGGTTTGTCGGAAAAGCTAGTATTCGACACCGAAGCGAAAACATACGACGCGAATGATGCTAAAGACTTAGGTCTAGTTGACCGCGTTGAATCGCCAGAAATGGCATTACACAACTTCATTAACGGAACAGAGAGCGAAACTGATATGGCCGTAAAAAACACAAACGCGGAGCAACCGACAATCAATGCGTCCGAAGAACAAGCTAAAGGTGCGAAAGCAGAACAAGCGCGTATCAAGGGCATTCTTGGTTGTGATGAAGCAAAAGGGCGCGAATCGTTAGCACAACACATCGCGTTCAACACCTCAATGAGCGAAGAAGATGCTAAGGCAATGCTTAACGCTTCTCCGGTTGAGAAAGCGGAAGAACCAAAGCAAGAAGAAAAGCCGAACGCTTTTAAGAAAGCAATGGACGAAGGCGAACAGCCGGGCATCAAAGCCGAGCCACAGGACACGGATAAGCCCTTAGCAACGGACGAGAATAACTCGTTATTAGACGACCTTTCAGGTCTTGGCTATTTCGGTAACTAATTAGGGGTTTATCGTGAAAAACACAAACGTAGATATGTTAGCAGGTTCTCGCGACCTTAACGCATGGGAACCAACTCAGATTTTCGCCGGCGAGTCACCGATCCATACGGACAACGGCGTGGCGTCAAGCGATATCGATATGTACCAAGTGGTATATCGTAAAGAAGACGGCACTATCGCAGCATTTGACGACACGGTTTATCCGGGTACGGGTTCCGGCGGTGACGAGGGTGAGGGGACTGCAACGGCGATATTACCAGTCGGGATCTCGGCACAAGCAACGAAAAGCGGTCAGACAGTACAGTTCTACACCGGCGGTACGTTTAATATCGATGCGATCACATGGCCGAAAGCCATTGATGACCTAGTGAAAGCCAAATCGCTTTTCGAGTTAGGTCGCTCAACAATCATTATCAAAAAACTGTATTAATAGGGGCAGACAATGGCTGGACAGTATTCAACCGTACAACTTTTACCGGTATTGCGTAAAATCGAATCGCTACCGTCGTTTTTCTTAGGGTTCTTCCCGAACACGATCAACTTTGATACCGACGAAATCGCGATCGATAAAGTAAGCGACAACTACAAACGCGTAGCACCGTTCGTCGCTCCTAACGTACAAGGCGTGGTGATCAAAGAGAAAGGTTTCCACACCGTAGCGTTTAAACCGGCGTACCTGAAACCTAAACATGCTATCGACCCATCGATGGTGTTTCCTCGTCGCCCGGGCGAAAACCTACTAACTGGTTCCTTGACGCCAGACCAAAAATTCAAGATGGCCGTCGCAGAAACGCTACGCAAACATAAGTCAATGATCGAGAATACGTTCGAGGTTATGGCAGCGTCAGCGGTGATCTATGGCTACGTTGATGTTGAAGGGCCGGACTATCCGAAAACCCGTGTAGACTTCCGACGTGACCCGTCGCTGACCATCACAACCGACTGGACGGCTCCCGGCATCACATCGGAGCAGACCTTTAAAGACTTACGCTTAGGCAAGCAACTGGTTAATGACAAGTCTGCTAGCGGTACGGTTGTTCGTGACTACATCTTCGGCCAAGACGCTTGGGATTTATTCGTCAAGATCAACAAAGACGAATTGTTCGGCGATCACGGCTTGATGGATACTCGTTTCAAAGGTTCTGAAACATTGATTACGCGTATCTCAGATGGCCTTGAGGGCATTGAATACATGGGCCGTATCGCGGGTGTAAATGGCGCGGGTGCAATGGATATCTACGTCAACACGCAGAAATTCGTTAACCAAGACGGCAAAGAAGAATACCTAGTACCACAAGGCGGTATCGTAGGTGTATCTCGTGCTATCGAGGGCTACCGTTGCTTCGGTGCAATCCACGACAAGAAAGCGGGCTTCCGTTCATTAGAAATGTTCCCTAAAATGTGGGAAGAAGAAGACCCAAGTGTTGATTATGTGATGACGCAATCGGCTCCGTTAATGGTTCCACGCGATCCTAACACTTCATTCTTACTGATGGTATCCACCAAGTAAGTAATACTAATATGCGGGTGGTCAGATGACCGCCCGAAATTGAATTCAAGTTGAGAAAATATCATGTCAGAGACCAAAGAAACTGTAGTACAACGCGTGGCGCTTCAAACGATCATCTTACGTCGTAACGGCCAGCAATTCGTTCCGGCCATCGGCGATGTAGTTGAACTCACAACCTCCGAGTTAGAACAGATTAACGCAACTAACCCTAGCGCTATCGGCCACATTAAGATTAATCAATCTGTGGCAAAGGCCCTCGTCGAAAAGACGGTTGATATGGAAGCCATCAAACGAGAAGCACTAGAACAAGCCCGTGCAGAACTCGCAGCCGAACAAGCTAAATCCGCAGACACGGCAAAGAGCAATAAGAAAGGAGCCAAAGCGAAGACCGACGCTGACGACGATCTATAATGACCGCTTGGGCTAGACAAAAATATAAAATGAGAAAGGCGGTTCATTCCGCCTTTCGCCTATCTGCTATCTTGATAAGAGGGAATCAGGAGCCGGTCGCCCTGTATGTCCGATATCACAATAAGATAGCAATCATGGGCGACCTCATGGAAGCGGGCTATTCAGAAGTTATTGACGGAGTAGACCGAATGATCTTCGATAGAGACGAACTGAAAGAAAAAGGTGTCGTACTAGCATACGGAAATATCATTCAATTGACAGACCCGGGATTCGAAGATATCCGAGTGTCGTTGGTAGCGCAAGAGCCGTACAACGGCCCGGTCGAATCAAAGTGGCAAGTTAAAAGGATATAATCATGGCGATATCGGTGGAGACGGTGGGCGTTAATGCGTTAAAACTGTATTTCGACGGTATGCCGAAGATGACGGCGCGGTCTATGCGTTTAGCGATAAATACGGTAGTCCGCCGGTCAGGCATGAAAGCGCTACGGGACGGAATGTTGGCCGAGATAAGTTTCCCTAGGGGATACCTAAAAGGTGACAGACTGAAAGTGGCTCGATACGCCTCAGACAATAAACTAGAAGCGACAATACTCGCGAGGAAAAGGGCCACCAGCCTAGCGCGTTTTGCCACCTCCGGAACGATGGGTAAGTCCGGGGTAACAGTTAAAGTTCGTCGGGGGAGAACAACCTTTCTTAAGAAAGCGTTTCTTGTTAAACTGAAAGCAGGTGCGAGTATGTCAGAAGACAATTACAACACCGGACTAGCAGTTCGTCTCTCTCCCGGGGAGAAACTTAACAACAAAGCAAGCGCCCACAAAGCGTGGCTTGTTCCCGGGCGAGTGGCCCTCCTTTACGCCCCATCGGTAAATCAGGTTATGGAAACTACGGCCGGAAAAGTGTCACCTCAGATCGCGAAGTTAGTTGAAGGCGAGTTCTTCCGGCAGTTTGAGAGATTAAGCAATGGCAAGTAAAAAATTAGAAATACTAAAAGCACTAACGTCTCTACTAGAAACAGTATCATCGGACGGTAACGAAAATATACGGCCGTATAGTTTGGCCGGAAGTGTCTATCGCGGTAGAACCGTTTTTGGAGATAACGACCCCGTACCTTTGGTGAGTATACTTGAAGCGAAAGGGGCTAATTACGCTGATTACGCTGATGACTTCAAGATCATAAACAAAACCGGCTGGAACCTATTAATACAAGGGTGGGTCGACCCGATAGACCCTAAACAAGAAACCGACCCGGTATACGAGCTAGTACAAGACGTAATATGTGCGTTACAAAAGATTAATGCGGTACGGCCGGAGACCGGTAAACCGCTATACCCGGAGTATTATCGACTAGGTGGGCGGATTTTTGAATTAACTTTAGGTGACGAGGTTGTCAGACCAAGCGAAGTTGAGGTATCATCTAAGGCGTTTTTCTACCTCCCGATAGTAATCGGCATCACTAATCAAGCAAGAGGGTAAACCATGGCACAACCATGTACAAGCAGCAACGACCAGAATTACGTCGTAGGGCGTGGTCGACTATTCTTCGACAAGTTCGTCGACGGTTGTAACAACTCCGAGCATGGCGAAATGTATTTCGGTAATACCCCGGAGTTATCACTATCTTCTGACACAGAAACGTTAGACCATTATTCGTCTGATTATGGTATGCGTGAAAAAGACCTAACCGTGATGCTAGAGCATTCTCGTTCTGGTTCATTCACAACCGACCATATCTCCGCGGACAACCTAGCGTTGTTCTTCCTAGGGGACAAAACGCATGTTACTCAGACTCAGGTGACAGGCAACAAAGAAGTATTCGAAAACGTGGCATTAGGTCGTCACTACCAACTCGGCACAACGGATATCCTACCGATGGGCGTTCGTAACATCGAGAATCTGTTAGTTTACGTGGCGGACGGTGATACAACCATCAACCTAGGCGATGGCGATGTGTCAACTATCGACGGTGTAACTAAAGTAAATTTTGCCGGCCAGATCGACTACGACCTAGAGTTAGGACGTATCTATATCGAACCTACCGCTACTGAAATTAAAAACGGTCAGCAGTTAGTAGTCCAGTATGACATCGAGGCGCAGGCTCGCGAAATCATCATTGCCCGTAACCGCATGATCTACGGCTCACTGCGATTCTTGTCAGCTAACCCGGTAGGTAGCGCGAAAGATTTCTACTGGCCCAAAGTCATGTTACAACCTGACGGAGACTATGCACTTAAAGGTGACGACTGGCAACAAATTGGGTTTACCTTTAGCGTTCTTCGCAAAAACCGCAAAGTGGAGCAGGTTTACATCGAGTCAGCGATGGCAAGAGCATCTACGCCCCCAAAGCCTGATCCGGAGCCGGAATACCGTCTAACTCTTAGCGTTACTCCGACCTCCGGTACTGAGGGTGATACTTTAGTAGCTAAGGTAAAAGCTACGAAAGACGGCGCTCCGAGAAAAACAAAAGTGGTCTTTGCCTTTAGCTCCGACGAGGTGGAACTGGCCGATAGTCACCCTGACGGTGTAGAGACAGACGGGGTTACGGGAGAGGCCACTGTGAATCTTACGGTAGGCCCCGTGTCCGGTTCCGCGACAAAAGTTACGATAACAGTAACCGATAGCGACGGAGGAAGTGCGACGGAGGAAGTTACCGTCAACCCAAAGTAACGCCACGTACCCTCGGATACGCGTATTTGTAATTAGGATAATATAAGGCGCCTCCGGGCGTCTTTTTTGTTTTAACGTTTGAAATATTTCCTGTCAGCGGATAAACTACTCAGGTCAACAACTATTGAGGTAATCACAATGTCATTATCCGCATTCGAACCAACGAAAAAAAGCGTAACTATCAATGATTCTATTTCCATCGAAGTTCGAGGCTTATCACTAAACGATATCTCTCGATTAATCCAGTTACACGCCCAAGATTTAGACGGCGTATTCGACTTATATTCACAAGGAGTTGGGGCCGGGAAAGAATTAGATAGTTTAGTATTCGCTAACTACTTGCTCACCCTGATATCCTCCGCACCGGGGCTAATTAGTAGCATTATCGCGGTTTCTGCGGACGAACCTACCATGGCCGATAAAGCCTCCCTCCTACCGATAACGGCGCAATACGATTTAATGATGGCCGTATTTGAGTTAACTTTCTCGGACATTGCTACGCTAAAAAAGATCATGGCGAACGTAATGGAGAAAGTGGGAGAAGCGAACGGGAAAACAGTTCCGGCCAAGAAAGCCAAGAAAAAGGGTTAAACTTTTTCATCTCCTATGCGGAGAAAATCAGGGAGGGGGTTAGCCTCCTCCTGTCCCACGGTCATACGTTCGCACGACACTACCCGATCGGCATGGTACAGGCCGAAGTAGACATTGTTATCAAGCGAGTTAATAATCAAATAGCAACGGAAGCAATATTAATGCAACAATGTATCGCCTCCGCCGTATGGGGGAAAGAGGGCGCTAAGATTTTCAACAAGACGATAAAGGGGCTACAAGGTGGCAAATAGAGACGTAGAACTACGGATCAGAGCCAGAGATGATAGTCAGAAAACGCTAAAGCAAGTATCAAAGACGTTAGATGACTTAACATCGGCGCAGACCCGTAACGCGGACGCAGCGAAACGAGGTGACGCTTCGGTCAGAGAACTAGAACAACAATATAAGAAATTAGAGAATGCCGGACAACAATTGCTCCGGCTTAATTCTTTAACAGAGATGTTTACCCGCCAGAAAGAGGCGCTTAATAAGGTAAACACTCAATTGGCCGAAGCCAAGAAAAAACATAGTGACCTTTCCTCCGCTATGAACGGTGCGTCTAATGTCACTAAGAAAATGCAGTCCGACTTAGACAAAGCAGAACGAGCGGTAAAGCGTTTGACCGACCAACAAGACCGGTCGACCAAGAGCGTACAAAAGACCGCCAAGGAACTATCTCGTTTCGGGATTTCGTCGAATGATATTGCGACCGCACAGAAAAGAATACGTGATGAAGTAACCCGGACAAACCAAGCGCTAGCCCGCCAAGAGAAGATCATAGGTGACGTGCCGACTCGCGCACAGAAAGCCCACGCCCAACTACTAGCAAGTTTGAAGTTACAAGCAAACCAACTGGTAGCGAGCACGAAAGGCTATCAAACACTTGGCCGAGTGATCTCGTCTTTACCGTCAATGTCCGGGCAAATGGCCGACTTGATGGCTCCGGCAGAAGCAGCTAGGCGTAAGATAGGTACACTAGAAAAACAGATAAACGATTTAGCTACGGCATCAAAACGTTGGCGCAAAGACGCTAGCGGTATGAATTCAGACCTAAAGGCCCTAGAAGCCTCCGCGAAATCGGCGATAGGAATGTCCCGCATGATCGAGACTTTCCAACGTCAAACCGAAGCGGTGAGAAAAGCGAGAGCGGAATACCGATCAGCACAGGCCGACGCTAAGAACTTAGCAAATCAGGTAAGACAAGCCGGCACAGCGAATGCCGAGATGGGCGCAAAACTTCAAGCGTCTAATGCTCGACTACGCGAAGCAAGCCAAGCGTTACGGAATGAAACGGCTTCCGCTAGACAGACTCAATCCGCGTTACGGTCAGCCGGTATTGATACTAGAAACCTAGGAGCGGAACAACAACGACTCCGGGGATTAGTACAAAACTCGGTGGGCGGTATTAATAACCTCCGAGCATCGTTAGAGCGGTTGTCCGGTAGCGCCCGATCTTCCGGCAAAGCCTTTTCATTCTTCCGAGACGAGGGACGTACCACGTTGTCATTCATGCAGAGAATGCGTGGTGACGTTCTTAGTCTGGCGTCAGCCTACATCGGGGTTCAAGGCGCCGTAGACATGGCGAAAGGTGCGGTAGAGGCCTTTAAGGTTCAACAACAAGCCATGGTTAAAATCGGAACGGTGGTGGGGTCTGGCCCGGAAGAACGAGCGAAAGAATGGGAGTATATGTTAGGCCTCTCAGATGCGCTCGGTATTAAAATTGAAACACTAAGTAAGGCATATACCAAGTTTGCGGTATCGGCTAAGGAAGTAGGCCTATCGCAGAAAGAAGCTAAATTTATCTTTGAGAATATCGCAAAGACGGCTCGCGTATATCACCTATCCGACGATGATATGAACGGCGTGTTCTTGGCCTTGGAACAAATGCTCTCGAAAGGACAAGTTTATGCAGAGGAGTTGAGGCAACAATTAGGTGAACGTCTCCCCGGCGCCGTAGCGATGTTCGCGAAAAGTTTAGGTAAGACCATACCCGAATTTACAAAGATGATGGAGAATGGCGAGGTAGACGCCAGATCCGTGATTAACTTCGCGAACGAACAAGGCAAAGCTATCGAAGCGCAACTCGCCGAAGCGCAAAAAGGCGTAGATGCGATCGAAGCTAGAGCATCAAATGCGATGTTCAACCTCAAACTGGCGATATCAAAATCCGGGTTCATCGAAGCGTATACCTCGATGTTGGAGAAACTGACGGAGTTCATCACATCAGACCGAGGTAAAGAAGCAGCCGAAAAACTCGGAACAGCGTTCTCCGCGATTGCCGACGGGGTGATATGGGCCGTGGATAATGTAGACCTACTAATAGACGCCCTAAAGGTCTTAGCATCGATAAAGGTGATAAAGATCTTAGTATCCACCGGCCGGAATTTGATATCCGTATTCAAGGAAGTTAAGGGCGTCATTTCAACGGTATTGCCTCTAGGAAAACGCTTGGTAGGAGGTATCGGATCTCTAATTGCTAGCACAGGACTACTCACCGGTGCGCTGAAACTTCTACTAAGAGCGATACCGTTTGTCGGGGTGGCCCTGTTAGCGTGGGATATGGTTTCCATTCTCTACGAGAACAACGAAGCGTTCCGGAAGTTTTGCGACGAGACGATCGAGCGGGCTAAGTACCTCGGCAAGATGCTAATCGATTATGCGAAAGTACCGGGTACTGCGATATATGATTTATTAGTGTCGTTCGTCAGGCCAATAACTACGTTGTTCGGTGATTCCATCAAACAAGTTGGCAAGTGGTTGGCAGACCTGTTAGGAATGTTACCTGTGGTGGGGGACTCACTAAGCGCATGGGTCATGGGTATTACTGACGACCTGACGAAAGCTGACCGTGAGATATTCGAGTCTTCGAATAAGCTCAGCAAAGATATCGTAGACAATTGGGATAAGATGACCGGCGACGTATCTTATGTCCACGAAAAAGCCATGGAAACGGTGGCAGACAATGCCGGAAAGACCGCCGGAGCCGTAATCGGTTCAATGGAACTGGTGAGCAAGGCTGCAGAACAGTTAGCCAAGAAACAAAGCGGATTCGAGTTTCAGAAAGACCCCGGAACGGGAATAGGTCAAAGAGACCTCGACATGCGTGCGTTGAAAAAGGAGATCGAGAAACGCCAGAACGCGGAGGAGAAAGCCGACCTAGCAGCCAGAAAAGCAGCACAACGTAAGAGCCTCGCAGGACGCCTACAAATCATCGATGAAGAATACGCTAAGATGTATGAAAAAGCGAAAGCCATCGGTGGCAAAGAGGGCGACGAGATGAAAAAGCAAATCGACGACCTAGTAGCTCACGCGAAACGGTCAGAGACGATGCTATTCAATGCTCAACAAAGTTCTAGCGGTGGCCTAGATAAGCGTAAGCGCAAGATCGATGCTATCACGCAAGCGCTTGAAAGAATGAACGCAGAAGTTAACAGACGTCAAACTAAGGCTGATCCGGAGTCGTCTCTCGATGACCGAATTAACGCGGAGATCGAGAAGTCAAACGTTAAGATTAATGCGTTGAAAAAAGAGGCCCTAGCCATAGGCGGACAAGAGGGCAAACAACTGGCCGACAACTTGGAGAAGCTACGAGAGAAAACAAACCTCTATCTCTCAGAGAAAATGCAAGTCGAGGAGGTTAAGCGTCTTCAAGATGCAGTTAATGCGCAATTAGAGATCAAAAAGAACAAGATTGAAGAAATCAACGCCAAAAGAAAAGCGGGCTTGATTGATGACCAGCAACAAGCTGACGCGATCAAGGCCATAAATGAGGGGTCAATAGGGGCGATATCTTCATCACTAGACGCTCTTAGCAACCAAGTGGCGCAGTCATCTACATTATTCAGTGAAGAAGAACTAGTCCGGATAACAACTGGTATTAGTAAAATACGTTCCGAACTACAAGGCGTTGAGGGTGAATTCACTAAACTAGACAGCCAAGTTGTAAACGGGGTTCTAGGAGGTTTCGACACGGCGATCAACTCGGCTTATGATGGGATCGTTAAAGTCGCAACTGGGGCAGAAAGTATCGGAGACGCATTCGCAAACCTAGGCGTCGCAGTGGCTCAGTTTTTCGCAGATTTCCTAAAACAAATAGCTATGGCAATAATGCAACAAATGGTACTCAATGCGATAGCCGGCATGGGTGGAGGGGTAGGAGCAGCAGCAGTATCGATGGGCGGTGTGGTAGCCCCGGTAAAACACTCCGGCGGTGCGGTCGGGAGCGGAGGTAGGTCTAGAACCGTGGCTCCCTCTACATTTGCATCGGCTCCGAAGTTCCATAACGGGGGAATGCCCGGAATTAAGCCTAACGAAATACCGACAATATTAGAGCGAGGGGAAGAAGTCTTATCCAAGAACGACCCTAGAAATATCGCAAATGGCGGACAGGCAGCAAGACCGGGAGGACAAGCCGGCCCGACAAACATCAAACTAGTAGCAGTTGATGACCGTAGCAAGATACCGGAAGCCATGGCAACGGCCGAGGGCGAGCAGGTTATGATTGTTAACTTAAACCGAAAATCACCCGCGATCCGTAGCATATTAAATCGCGGAAGCTCTAAGAGGACATAACATAGATGGCACTATTAGGATTACGGCCGTTTAGGGAGACAAATTCCGAGGGGTTGGCGCCAGAACAGAGCGCCCGCCTTTCGGGGGCGTACCAAATATTCGCCCAAGAAATCTATGACAAGCCCGACGTCGGTCAAAAATATTACGGGTCTAAATGGACTCGTTTTCCGGCGGGGGAATATACGATATCGATGATCGCTAACGGCTTCGGCGGTGTTGGTCTTGAGGGAACCGTCATCGCGGATAATGTTAGTAACGGTGGGTCTTGGACTACGCCCACTACCGCAAAATTTTCGATAACGGCCAACGCGGTAATTAAATTCGATATCTGGTATACGGCCAACGCGACTAATGAGCCAGCGTATTTCATCTACGTGATACATGATAGTACCGGAGAAGTATTTGAAGTATCGAGAGCGAATGAGTATATAGGGAATATCGTTCCTATCGAAATGGAAGATATGCCCCCACGACCTCCGTTCTCGGTAGACAATCGACTACAATTGCCGGTGTTCCTACCGAAACCAAACTGGAAAGATGGCGTAGTTGAGGGGCTATCGTGGCTCACTGACGTTCTTCAATCAGAAACGGGCGCGGAACAACGTAGACGACTAAGAGAGCAACCGAGACAACACTTGACGGCGAGTTTTGCTAGTTTCGGAGTAACGAGAAACCTAATTGACGGATACCTTACGGCCGTTGGCCCTAACGAGGGTTTAGTCCCCTTATGGTTTTACGAAGAAGTCGTAGACAACAAACTAACCGTGGCTACCGTGGAAGTGTTGGGGGACTTTAAAGACATACCGCTACGCGTTAATGATACGGTGATCATTAGAGAACCTTACGACATGCTCGCTTTTGAGTTGAATGTCATCAAAGAATACTCCGACAATAAAATCGTATTACGGTATGGTTTACAAAGAGATTTCATTCTCGGTAGCACAATAACGCCTATGCGACAATCTCGCGTGGAACTAACGGCCGAAGTATCGCAACTCACGGATCAAGTTAGCACGACTCAACTACAATTCAGCGTAACCGAAGACCCGACAATATTTGAGAAGTGGGACGCTCCGGTTTACAAAAATACCGGATTGCGTGTGTTCACTATGGAACCTAACTTTAGGGATATCGCATTTACATACGGGTCGAATGCAGTATTTTTCGATGGTCAGGTGGGCGGTATTTCAATGGCCTATCCGGGAGGTCAAGCGCAACAATGGGAACGACTCGGGTTCCATATTAACGGCCGTGAGGATATGCGTAAATTCGTAGAGATGATCCACACAATGAATGGCCGGTGGAAATCATTTCACTTACCGACGTACCGAGATGAATTTGAACTGATACAAGATATCAATACCAACGACGGGGCGCTTAGAGTACACCCATCAGGCTATACGCTTTACGGCCAAAGTAGCCAGAACACCCGAAAACACATCATGATCGAGTTGTTTGACGGCCGAGTTTTTTACAACACGATAATCTCAAGTAGAACTATGCGAGGGGAGGAGTGGCTATTCTTAGCAGAGACACTACCTAACATTGCAATGAGTGACGTTCGTCGTGTATGCTATATGCCGATAACTCGCTTAGATATAGATTCTATTGAGTTCCAACGATTAACTGATAGTCGGGGAGTAAGCACAGTTACGCTCGTATTCGTAAATATTCCGATGGAGCGAACCGTTTAGCCCCGACAAAAAGGGGTTATAATGGCATATAATCAACTAGAAATATCCACTGATGACGGTCAGCCGATTTACTTATATGAGTTTCGGCTGAACGACAATTATTGGCGATACACTTCCGCTAAAAAAGATATCCAGATGTTAGGGCAAACTTGGCTTGGCACCCCCATGGAAGATGACGGGATACGCCAAACAAGTGACGCCCAATCGGATAGCCTAACCATCTTAATGCCTCAGTCGGCGGTAATAGTCGATTTGTTCCGGGGCACACCACCAATCAATGCAGTAACGTTAAAGATCCGCAGGTTCCACCGTGGCGATACCGAAGCAGCCGTCTGTTACGTCGGCGAAGTGCTACAACTAGATACTGCTAACGCTGCCGCAGCTAAGATTACGTGTAACACCCTTTCCGCGTCGATGGAGCAAAACGGTTTACGTTTAGCGTGGTCTCGCTCGTGCCCCCACGCGTTATACAATTCGTCATGTGGCGTAAACCCGGCCGAGTTTATGGTCGAAGCTACGATACAAAGCGTCGGGTCAAACAATATCATGTCTAAGGATTTAGCACCTTACGGGGAATCCTATTTCGCCGGCGGATACATCGAATGGGTAGATAAACTCCGCGGGGTGGAGAGACGCGCTATTCAGGCACACAGCTACGACTCAATAGAAATTTTCGGAACCGTGGGCGGAATTACCGGCGGAATGATCATAAAGGTATTTCCCGGCTGTCCTCGAACCGTGGCATCTTGCCGAGATAAGTTTAATAACCTCGCTAATTATGGCGGAATACCATCAATGCCGGGGCGTTCTCCGTTTGACGGAAATCCGGTTTACTAAGGAGTATAAATTATGGGTATCGAATGGGCTTTAGCAGCCATGGTCGCAAGTTTGCTGATCTCAATTGCGTTAACCCCGAAACCGGCTTCGGCAAAACCGCCGACGTTTGATGACTCTAACATACCTCAGATTGAAGACGGCACACCGCAAACCGTATATTTCGGGGAGTGCTGGACAGGAGATTGGCAGGTGTTAGGTTACGGCGATATGAGAACTTCAAAAATCAAAGCAAGTCAGGCTAAAAAATAATGGAAAAAAGAATTTACATCAAACATGTTCGTCAAGCCGGATATTGTGCTAACGGCGTAGGCCGGGTATTAGAGCGGATCGGTGTTGACGAAAGAGACTTTTTACAGAACGGGTTGCTGATCACCCCGCAACTGGCTAACAACACAAACCCGATGATACGACGTGTGGTAGAAATCGCACTCGCTGATAGTGAGGTAAAACGTGGGTAAATTTAAAAAGGCGACGGCCGGCTACTCCTACTATATGGGGCTACACATGGGGATCGGCCGTGGCCCTATTGATGAATTGATGGAAATCGAGGTCGGCGGAAGAACCGCTTGGCGTGGTTCCGTTAAAGAGTCCTCGTTCTTTCGGATACGGGCTGAAAATCTTTTCGGGGGTAAGAAAGCGGAGGGAGGCATTGAGGGTGGTTTCGAACTCTACATGGGCGATAAGGATCAGGTCGTTAGCGACAAACTTAAATCCATGTTGGGCGGTGGGAGCCAACCGGAGTTTCGCGGAGTAGCTACCGGCTATTTCGATGGTTTAGTGTCGGCCATGAACCCATACCCGAAAGCGTGGCGATTTAAAATACGTCGCATCTTAAAAGGTTGGGACGGTGGGGTGTGGTATCCGGAAAAAGCGGTCATAGAACTTACCGGCCACGATGACGAGGGGAAAGAGTATCCCATCAAGGCGATGAACCCGGCTCACGTTATTTACGAGTGTATGACAAACCGAGATTGGGGCCGAGGTATCTCTCGTGACCTACTGTTTGACTCGGAGTTCCGAAAGGTGGCCGATACGTTGTTCGAGGAGGGGTTCGGGATCTGTATTGCGTGGAGACGCCAAGACACCCTAGAGTCTTTTATCCAGAATATACTTAACCACATTTCAGGCGTGTTATACGTCGATAAGTTTACCGGTACTTTCAAACTCAAGTTACTTCGTAATGACTACGATGCGGATAACTTGCCGGTGTACGGTTTTGAGAGCGGGTTACTACAAATCGAGGAAGCGACTAACGGCGCAATCCATGGTCTGATGAATGAGTGTGTCGTTAAATGGTTCAACCCGATCGTCGGTAAAGAGAGTCAAGTTCGAGCACAGAACCTAGCCCTGATTCAGACTTCCGGCGCCATCAAAAGCGACACATTCACGTATGAGGGGGTGCCAACCGCAAAACTGGCCACTATCATAGCAGAAAGAGACTTACGTGTTGCGTCTACTAACGTCCGCCGGTTCACCCTAGTTTGTGACCGTCGAGCATGGCGAGTACAACCGGGAGACGTTTTGAAGATTTCCGACCCAAAGACACGCGGACTTGAGAGCGTAATCGTTCGTGTAGCGGACACAGAGGAGAGTAAACAATCCGATGGTCAGATACGATTATCTTGCGTACAAGACACGTTCTCGTTCGACCTGAACACGTTTACTGGTGTTCAAGACCCGTCTTTCCCTAAACCGAACCTAAACCCGGTTCCGGCCAGACGTTTAGTTTATGAGGCGACATACGCAGAATTGTCGTCCCTATTCCCACTAGGAGAGTTTGAGGCCATCAAGCCGTCTTTCGGGTATTTGCGGGCACAGGCGGAAAAAGGCTCACCGGTAACGATGGCGTTCGAGATGCACGTCCAAAACCCGACCACTGGAAAGTATGAGAAAACAGGTGCGGGGGATTTCACTGCGCTATTCGAATTACCGGTTGACCTTGGATATTTAGACCGCTATATCCGAATGAAAGATCCGGTAGATGAAGACTTGATTGAAGTCGGGGACGTTTTTTACGTCAACCAAGAAATAATCATGATCCAGTCTATCGAGGAAGACGGGTTAGTCGAAATACGTCGAGGCGTGTACGACACCGTACCTCACCAACACCCCGCTGGCTCCGTAGTGTGGGATATGGTTCAAGGTGGCGGGCTTGACCTGACAACCCGACAAGCGGGAGAAACCTTATCGGTGAAGATACTCCCATGGACGCTATCGGGTGGGGTTCTCGACGAGTCTAACGTGTCCGAAGATGAACTGACTTTCAATTACCGATTCTACCGCCCATACGCTCCGGGTAAAGTAGAACTCACCTCAGTGGAAAGCACGGAACCGAACCCTTGGTTTAATGGCCATGTTTTACGAGCGGACGTCGGAGAGGCCGAAGTGCCTGACGCCTTGACGATAACGTGGGCGCACCGAGATAGACCGATGCAACAAGACAAGCCTATTTATCATGAGCAAGATAGTATCGGGCCGGAGCCGGGAACGACATACCGAATTAGTATCCTAAACGCTAAGGGTGAAGTAATCCGCAGAGAAAACGGGATTACCGGCACACAGTTTGTCTACACTTACGGCCAAGCGAGCCTAGATTTGAACGTGGAAGCGTCAGCCATAGATCCGGTTGCTGGGTACTTGAGATTAGAGTCTATGCGCGACGGGTTCGAATCGTGGCAAAACTACTTAATACCGATCACCGTTTTCAAGAAACCGCCTCAAATGGCGTATGTTAGTTTCTTAAACCAATCTGTCGCTCAGGTGTCCGATAAAATCGACCCCGAAGATAAAGACGGAGAGACGGCCGTAGACGCAAAAGCCATGGTTAGTTTTGTCAACCAATCCGTAGCACAGGAGAGCGAAGATCTATCTTCCGGTGGCGGGGGCCTACCTGATGGCGTGAATGTTAGCTATGTGCGACAACCGGTTTCGCAACAAGGCAAATTAGTTCCTATCGTAGATAGCCAACTGTTTGAGTTCCCTTACTTAATGTTGCTACGCCATGGGTTCGAACCGTCCGCCTCACAATTCTTCGCTACGGTAGCTAGACCGTCAGACCGTGTAACCGACGGGTACGATTTGTTCGAGAAAGAGAAGAACGATACAGAGTACGTGAACCAAGGGGCGCAACCGTGGACGCCGTGGGGGATTCTGTCTAAGGCAATCTCATATCTGGATAATGAGATAATCCTCGATGCTACGTCGGATTCTGACGGGGTTCCTACTGAGGACGCGATGCCGGGCGACGTGATTTTCGTCGGAGCCGAAGCGATGGTGATCCGGGGCATCGATGGTAAACGTATTACGGTTGGCCGTGGTTGTGTTGATACAATCCCCGCACTTCATGGGAAAGGTCAAGTTGTGTGGTTTGTCGACAAACAAATAGCTTCCGGGCAACGTAAATATCACGACGGCCAGACTTGCGTAGTTGCCGTAAGGCCTCATTCTCTCGCAGCAGAAATCCAGCCTAAAGACGTGGTAAACAAACAACTGGAAGTGAAACTACGCGCGGATAGACCATATCCACCGGGGTTCTTGCTCGGCAACGGTGAGCACTTTTTCAAAGGGTGGGACGCACTGGCCGATAACTTTGACTACTATGACCCGCAAGGCAAAGACTTAGTGATGACGTGGGCGCACCGTAACCGAGTTCGTCAAGGGGAAACCGTGTTAGACCATCTTGATGTGGGACAACAACGGCCAAGCGACGTAATGTATCGAGTGTGGATCGGGAAACGATATACTCCTAGATACAGCAATCGCACAGTTACTATCACCATGGGGACGTATTATACTCGCGACGCAGGAATGACGATCAAGGCCGAAGACTTACACGCGTTCGGCAGACGAGTAGGGATCTTGACGGAATCCACCGGCTACGTCTATGTTTCGATCACGGTATCCGCTGTCGATGAAAACGAGCTTAGTAGCTGGCAAGGATATAATACTCAGTGTAAAGTACCCTCAATTCCGGCCAAGCGAGATGTTGACCCCAATCCGGGAAGACCTGACCCGGGAACTGGCGGTGGCGAAACTGGCGGTGGCGGAACTGGCGGTGGTACGAACCCCGGCAATCCAGATCCGGGTCAGCCTGATAGACCGAACCCCGACCCCGACCCGGGCAACCCTGATCCAGAACCTAATCCGGGCAACCCTGACCCTGATCCGGTCGAGCCTCCGCCACCGTTGGTTGTTGCCGGTTGGTCAAACAAGTGGGATCATGATTGGGCGGAACGACTACCAGACCAAGACGTCAAAGAGGATACTGAATAATGCCAATGAAAATTGCCCCTAACATGGGGCTTTCCTATGGTTGGGTGAGAGGCGAGGATTTTTGGGGTGGCCCAATGAACGAGACGCTAACCACCTTAGATACTGTTACGTTTCTACGCCTACAATCTATCACGTTTAGTGCGCCACCGGCTGACGCTAAAAACGGCGACACCTATTTTATCTATAAAAACCCGACTGGCCCTTGGGTTGGCCAAGAAAGAAAACTGGCCGTATTGATCGACGGCGTGTGGCAATTCATCGAACCCAAACGAGGTTGGCGAGCATTCTTAGACCCGACCAGTGAGTTTATCTGGTGGGACGGGGAGACGTGGCGTATTGAGAATACCGGAGTTGACCCGATCAACCCTAACCCATCTCCCGATGTTGTACCTATGGCGTTTGATGTATCCGCGACTATTTCGGAGAAGATGTATCCATCGGAAGTGCTCGTACACTTGCCAATTATCGACAATATGTACCTACCGGCTAACATGGCACAATCTCAATTCGACGCCCGTAGTGCTTTTCTCGATAAAGCTAAGTTCACTGTGCAGAGAAATAACCAAACTGTCGGCACATTCACTGTCGATCGGGGGCAATATAACGCCACTTTCGTGACGTCTGGTAGCGTTGCCGTGAGATTTTTCAAAGGTGACAGGCTGACAATCTTAGCTCCGGTTGATACAATCGACTCAGCCGTTAACTTCGGCTTTATTATTAGATTAATGATTCAGGGGGCTTAATGTTTTTCTTCGAGGGGTTCGAACAGTTCGCCTTCGATGGGGATTCCCCGGCTTTCATGCGTAGAGCCGGGTATACCGTTTCGGGGTCTTTCGGCTTCGGCGCAGGACGTAAGAACGGCGCAAGCGTCCTACTCGGCCGAGGTCGAATATCCCGAGATTTCCCATCTGATACCGGCAATTTTACCGTAGGTTTCGCGTTCAATATGACCACGAGAGGAAATCTCGTAGGCATCTCAGGCGGGGATAGTACGCTTAAAGTTGGTGTAGACCAGACCACAGGGTTATTACAGTCCGAGGGAGAGTCAGGTTACGTTATCCCATTGCGTAACAACTGGTACTATCTAGAAGTGGAAGTAAACAAAGACGCAAAGACGGCCGACGTCTATATCAATGGTAAAAAAGACATTACGGTTTCGATACCAGATGGCGTAGCGACGGCAGACACGCTCACAATAACATTGCGGGACTTCGACGAGTCGGATTTTGCGGACATTCGCTTCGATGACTTGTATTATGCCGACACTACGAGAGTCGGGCCTATCACCGTCACTACTCGCGTTCCGACGAAAGACGTATCGAAAGATTGGGGTGTTTCCGGTGGGGAATCTCACCATGAGGTCGTAGCTCCCGCACTACCGAACTTAGTTGACCGGTTCATCTATACGGGGACGAATGGTGCTACGGATTCTTTCACCTCGGAAACCGTGCTATCAGAGGAGACAGAAGTAAAAGGTGTTTCGGTGATAACACTCCTCCGAAAAGCCACCGTAGATCCAGTTAGCGTAGATGTGTTCACAAACGAGCTAGTTAAAAACGAAGCTACGTTACCTCGTGATTGGGAGTACCGCTACTCAGAACTTGGAGTGCTCCCGGAGCACGTAATACCGGACTCAACTTTCGGAATAACTCTAAAAGCGTAAGGGCTTAATTATGATGCAATTTATGGACGGTTTCGACCAGCTAAAAGATATGCCGTCGGATAAGATGGTAAATTTACTCAACAACTCGGGGTACAACGCAGTACCGCCGATCCGTATTGCGGAGGGACGTAATACAGAAACCCGATGCTTATACCTAGGTGATGTAAACGAGAACGCAGCAAGCCCGGCAACACTGTCTCGACTTTTTAACTCCGAGACTAACCGTGTGGTTATCGGTTTTGCGTATTGTGCGGACAAAGTGCGGGACGATATTATCCGTATTCCCGGTTTTGGGGTGCTCGCTTGGAACCGCGACAATGGTAAAGTCTCCTTGGCCGGTGTTACGGGTCAAGCTATCTTGCTCCTAGGTATCTGGTACTATTTCGAGATCGTCATCAACAAAGAAACAAATACTTTCCAAGTTTTTATTAATAACGGTGCGGACTTAGCTGGACAACTACCGGATAGTGTTCGTTTCATGACAGACTACAAATGCGAATGGCCGGGCGGTTCTGGCGGTAAAAAATTAGATGATATCGTTTTTATCGATGCGCAAGCCGGCAAATACGTTGACCGAGTTGGCCCGATTGAAATACTCACCCGAATGCCGACGGTGGACGTGGTGAGCGAATGGTCGCCATCGAAAGGCGATAACCACTGGTCTCTTGTCAGTAATCGCCCTCCGAAAGAGGACGAATATATTCAGTCTAACGTCTCCGGCGCGATGGATACTTTCAAAAGTGAAATCCCGCTCGACGCTAAAGGCGACATCTTGGCCGTGAGTGTCACCGCGATCAACCGTAAATCTGACGTAGATAATAGACAACTCGGGTTGGTGGTTGGCGAGAAAGACAAACAGTTGGAAAAGGTAGATGAAAAACTTACCTTGACTGACAAAATAAGTTATGCTGTATTCGAAAATTCTCCGCTCGGCGCTAATTGGGATCGCGATAATATCCCTGAAACTCCGTTCGGTGTAGTTATTAGACCATAAAAGGGGCACCACATGTTAAAACATCAAGACGGTTTCGACCACTACGCAGATATCGGCAAGAAAGGTTCCGTAGTCGAGCCGTACTTAAAAGCAGCCGGGTATGATATCCGAAATGCTACTGACGATACGTTCCAGATTGACCTAGGTCGTCGTGACGGCGCTAAGAGCCTTAAATTTACCGTAGAACGTAACTCCGCAACCAATGCGTCGCTATCATGGGGGTTCACTCCGGCCGGAAACTACGCGTGTTTCGGTTTCGCGATGAAAGCCAATGGTTCTCGTATGCGAGTATGTCGGGTTGAGAACTTGGTCGACGTGGAGTGGGATAGCGAAGACGGTAAGCTAGAAATTGATGGCCAAAAAGGGGTAAACCCGCTGATCCTTAATGCGTGGTATTTTTTCGAGATAGAACTTGATAAGTCCGCTAAGAAAGTAACCGTATGGGTTAATAACGAAAAGCAAATCGAGGCGACCCTTACTACTTCTTGGCCTGAAAAACTCGTTCTGGTATGGGGGCAAGTGGGTACAGCGCCCAATGCGGGTATCCAGTACCTAGATGATTTTTACGCTATGGACGATTCGGGGTCGGTAAACACTTCCCGCCTAGGGCCGATTGAGGTTGCTACCCGCGCTCCTACTTCTGATGTTACGACCGAATGGGAGATCGTTAACGGCACTAACGAAAATCACTACCAAGTTGCCTCCCAACTGGAGCCGGGGAGACCTAACGCACCGTATTTACAGTCTAACAAGTCGGGAGCTAAAGACATTTTCCGTTCTAATACGATCCTACCGACTAACAACAAGGTTTTCGGCGTGTCGGTGATTGCGTATGCCCGTAAAGGGGACTTAGACGACCGCAAACTCGGTATGGTGATCCAGACTGACGGGGGTTCTGAGAAAGAAGTCCAAGTACCGTTGACCGAAGACTATAAATACTACCAAGTTACCCACGAACAAACTCCGGGTAATACCGACTGGAATAAAGGCGCTGTCGAAGCATTGCAGTTCGGCATCGTGACTCGATAGGGGGCGATTGTGGCAATACCTGATATCCTATTCACCGAATCATTTCAGCAATTAGACATCGCTACATACCCTATGTTGACGGGAGGTTATAGCGATGAAAGTTGGTTGCCTGACGATTCTTACGCTCCTAATGGCTCTCTAGACGTATCTAAGATCCCGCTATTCACGGTAGATAGTCGTGGCTTATTTAATGGCGGTAATACTGGGGCTATGTTGTATACTTTTAGAGCTTCCGGCCTCTATGCTCCCGTATCCGCACCGTGGTCGCCTAGCTACCCTTTCGGGTATCCGTTCAATAGTCCGAGTATTCGACCGGAGTTATCCCCGAGCGGTTTTTCTATTGTACCTTGCCCGACTAGACCCGGAAGAAAGCGCTTCATGTTCCCCGGAAAAAAGATGGTCGGTAGACCCCTTACTTCTACAAGTAGCAGTGATAACTGGTCGGGGTCTCCTAACTGCTTCTCAATTCGCTATCGCATTCCTAGACCGTCGGTATCGGCTCCGGCAGGGCGTCAAACTAGCATATCTTTTGTAGCTAGATTTAATAGACGTACGGATAAGACCACTAGACTAGCTTGGTATTTTTCTGTCGGATACCCGTCGATTAAGGTTCGACCGGGATACCAAACTAACTGGAGGAATTATGGGCTATCCAGTTTATGTCCGGGGTTCTTCGCTAGTTATATAATTTTTGGGAGTTCTAAACGTATAAATCTAGGGTCAGGAACACCGGGAGATACGGAGACTTGCACTTATTCAGATGGTCTTCCGTGGGTGTGCTTAAGACCTAACAACGAATTAGCTACGGATATACCCAACCCGACGGTACCGGGGAGAGACGGTCATTTTTTCAAATTTGAGTTCGACCGAGATTACCATATAGAAATTTTGTTGAGGATAAACTCCGCTACAAACAATTATGTAACTCGACCCTCCGTGAAAGTATTCATCGATGGGGAACCCGTCAGCAGTTGGAACGTTTCTGGAGCCAATGACGAGTTCTGGATTCCGCCCGAGGATACGTCAAATTTAGCTACTTCGGATCGGGTAAACTCAGAGAACTTTCTTACAGGGTTGCAGTTTAATTTTCAGATGAATCATAAGTACAACGTGTCAGTTTACCCGACGTATCACTATCCGGAGATGGCGGAGGAGTCCGGCCCGGTATTGATTAGTGATATCGTGGTAGGGGAGTCCAGTGCTTCCGACGGAGAAGTTGTCTTCGGGCCGTCAACTCGCGTATGGGGAGACGCTCCTAACTCGGATATCGAGACATCATTCAAACGGCCACAAAGTTTCGATTCTAATGCTAGCGTGGTTGGTGCCCCCATGGGGTCGAATGTTGTTGATGAGGGGGCCGAGTTATCCGGTGGGGCTGGAGACCGAGACATGTATAAAACCGATGGTAGTTCTATGCCGGATTTCGCCGGGAATATCTTAGGAGTTCAAGTAAAATCGATAGTTCGTGCCCCGTCCGCTGACGGCGAGGTCGTATCGCTACTAGGAGAAAGAGAATTGGGGTCTACCGAACTAAAGGCTTCGAATGGCGGGCGCTATTCGTCCGTAGCTCACACGATTACTTATACAACCCCCACCTCTCCTGAAGAAATATCCAATACTGCTTACGGTATATCAGTGAAAGAGGTATAACCCATGGCAGTCAACGCAAGGAACACTTCGCGGGCTGTCGTTTATCAGATCTTGCCTGACTTTAGGGCAAGGTCTACCCACCGGAATGTTCTATATCAGGTCTCCGCGAAACTGCGTTTTCGGTCGCAGCACCGAAACGTGGTCTACCAAATACCGCCATTTCGTGCTAGGTCGGTCGTTTCTAATATAGTATATAGTACCGATTCAACTGCAAGAACGGTAATTACTGTCCCACAAGCGCTAAACCAAGTTGTCTATAACACGTCGTACCAGTTTGAGATTTCAAACAATATCATTGGTGGGGTAATAAATACCGCGACCTATTCATGGGTTGAAGCGTTGCCGATCTCTAAACTTGATGTGAAGTCTTTTACGCAACTGGTGGTCGTTGGTACGGAATACGACACTACGTCCATGAAGTTTATCGGGCAAAACGTCCACCTCGTAAACCAAGGGCTACCGCAACCCCGCCCGGTCGATACATGGTCGAACACGGAGATGGGTTCCGAGGTTATGCTCGTTTGTCAGTCTTTGGATATCGAATATATCCCGAGATCCGGGGTTGACTCTCCTAGCGTTGTATCGTTGGTTTCCTACTCATCTCCGATAAAATGGGAGACAAGACCGGCTGACGTCGGTACGGTAACACATTTAGCATCGGTTCCGACGGATTTGTTCGGCCTCCCTAACTCTTTCACATCTTCCGGGAGTGTCGTTCAATTGTCGTCGTACCCGTCCACACCTCCGGCACGAGTAGGGGTTGAAAACGTCCCTCAGATTGTCAGTTTAGCCTCGATACCGGTAGGCGATGATCCGACCGTCGGAGTGGAGAAATCGTCTCAGGTTTTCACTCAAGCGATTCTGTCATCGGATTATGTATATCCGCAATCCGATACTGATGTCGGCCAAGTTTTATTGTCACAAGTTGAGTCGGTCATTGATGAACTACCGATTTCCCCGGAGGACGTTAGTTCCGTTGTGTCCTTATCGGCGATTGGGGTCGACGCAACATGGAGTTGGTCAGATATATCTTCACCGTCAGTTAATATTTTGGCCGTACAAGATAGCCCGCAACCTCCGCTAGAGTCGTACTTCGTTTTAAATGCGGTAGGGTCTGCTACGGTGGCGATGTTATTAGAATCGGACTTCGGGCCGGCACACAAAGACAGTTACACCGAAACGTATTCCGTACCGATCCTATCGTTGATGACTGCGCCTAAACGGTTTTACCCGCCTCTTGATAACGTGGTAGAACTTGAGAAAGGAAACCATGTTACTCAATACGTTACGTCTACTGCGATGAAACGTGACGACGGTATGCCGATATCTACGGAAGATGTCGCCTCACTATCCATTGTTTCCGGGATAAAATCTCCGATGCCAACTCCGGACGAAGTTGCGAGGAAAGGCGACTTTATTTCGGGCCTATCGCAACACACCATGGTTACGAGTTCGTTCCCGTCTACGGAAGAACCTCAGAGTTATGTTGAAACGGGTAGTTTAGCTAAAAATATCGCGGTAACGGCATCGTACCCTGATATTCGTCTACCGATGACAGTTGGCCAAACGGACTTAGTAGCATTTAATATCGCTAACTCGGTTGACTACCCGCCGGTGAAATCGTTTTTAATGTATGATTTCGCGGGATTAGTAACACAAAATATCGCGTGTAAGGCTAACTATTTGCCCGCAAATACGCTAAACTCCTTATCGTTGACGACACAAACTTCGGCTAACGTTGCGTTCTCGGCCAGATACCCTGATAAAAGTACGGTTTATTCGCGAATTAATTCCGCTCAGGTTTCATCTTCGCTGGCAACGGTAGCTGAGTACCCGGATAAAGACTCAGTTCTTTCAGACATAAAGTCTACGTCCGTGTATCAAAATGTTGTGCGCGTCGATTCTTCGTTATATCACATGCCACACCCACCGCAGAGACATCGCGTTAGGATCGTGTGTAAGATGATATATGGATATAAGAACCGATAACGGGGGCAATATGGCGGGTAGAGATGGAGGTACGGGAGGCGTTCGCATTGACTTGGCGATCAATATCCCGACTATCCTTTCGCTAATAGCAGCGTTGTGTAGCGGTATAATGTGGGTTAATAACCAGTTTAGCAATGTTAGAAACGATGTTTTGTTGGTCACGGCTGACGTTAGAGTCCTAGAACAACGAACAACGCAAGCCGAGCGGGAAATCGCCGATATAAAACATAATACCGCACAACAAATAAACCAGTTTCGAGGTGAAGTTCGCGAAGACCTTAGAGACATTAAAACTAGCGTTCAAAAACTCGCAGATAAAAAATAGGGGCAACACCATGGCGAATTTAAAGCCTAAAGGTATCAGACAAAATAACCCGGGTAACTTGGAGTGGGGATCTCCTTGGCAGGGGCTAGTACCGAAAGCGGAGAGAACGTCTCCTCGCTTTTGTGAATTCGTAAATCCGGTTTATGGTATTCGTGCGATCGCAGTAACGTTAATCACGTATTACGATAAGCGCAAATCAAAGAACGGCTCTCGCATCGACTCCGCGCGTGAAATCGTTGAGCGTTGGGCGCCGGGGTCGGAGAAAGGGAATAATACCAACGTATACGCTAAAAACTTAGCAGACCTACTAGGCGTTGGCCCGGACGACGAAGTTATCGATATGCACGACTACGACCAGTTGTTTTTATTGGTGTCAGGCATCATCGGTACAGAAAACGGCTTCAATGGGCCACTCAAAGGCAAAACGGTAAACACTTGGTATTCTGACGAGACTATCGAAGAAGCCCTCCGTATGGCCGGGGTGACTAAGAAACCGAAAGTCGTTAATTCTACTGCAACCGTAGCAGCCGGCACCGCAGCACTAGGCGTCGCTCAGTTGGTTGAGGTCGTCCAGCCGGTCAAGGAGGCGGTACACAATGCCTCGGGAGACCTTTCATCTGGCGACTACGCTAGAATCTTCCTCGGCGTCGCCACCGTCGGGATCGGGATTTACCTCGGCTATGTCCGCTACCGTAAATTCAAATTGGGGCAGTGATGTCCTTTTGGGCTAAAATCAAGGCGATGGCTCTAGGGGTCGTCGCCTTTTTTGTCCTCCTATTCCTAACGTGGCGTAAAGGAAAACAGGACGGAAAGAACGAGAAAGTTATCGAAGATATTATCGATAACCATATTGAACAAGAACGAGTTAATGAGGTAAAACAAGATGTCGATTCGGGGATTAATAGCTTACCGGACGGCGGTAGTTCTGATCGTCTTCGCAGTGGTTGGTTGCGTAAAGACCGTAAATAACCCGTCGTTTTGCCAAACAGCCAGACCGATTTACATTGGTGAAGATGATATCTTTTCTACTAAAACGGCCGACCAAGTTTTATTTCATAACTGCCTAGGACAAAGGTTGTGCGGTTGGGGTGGTGAAGACGGTGAGCGGTCTTGCCGGTTTTGATAATAAAGTAAAGGGGCATTACGCCCCTTAGTTATTTCCGTATCCCTAGTGTTATAACTAAGGCACACATCGCAACGACTATTAAGTACGCTACATCACTCATCAACCGCCCCGAGAAATTCTCGCTTGTCATTCAAAACATTAATACTTCGTAGAGGCGTTGATTCGTCTCTAAGGTCAGATAGTAGACCGTTTATGTGGTCATAAACAGGAATACCCAACTCAATAGCGCGCATAACCTCCGCCCGCGTTCCCTTGCTTGTTATGCCGGCTTGTGGGTGCGTCAATAAAACCGCATCGCATTTTTCCATCAATGCCATTGTTCCTTGTAGCCAGTATTCATCTGGCACCGGCTCAATAAAAGCGCTGAATTTTTGTGATACGGTTAAAGTGTGGGTCTCAAAGTGCGCCGTATTCATGTGAGGGATCACGGGGAATACCCCTAATGTATGTCCGTTGGTGGTTAGAGATAGCCCGATTACTTGTGCCTTACGGATATTTTCAGCCACGCCCTCTTTGGTGTCTGCGCGGTATGGGCCAGCTATGTATACTAATTTCATTTTTAGCCCTCTAGCGGTTTGCGGTTGAATGCGGACAGAGATAGAATAAAACCATCAATGAGATATTCTCTTTCTTTCGAGACATCTATTGTGCCGATAACGAGACCGTCTTTTTGGAAATCTTCACAGTCTGGTGAACGCCATCTATCGGTCTCTCGATCAACATATGGTACACCCGGGAACACGAGTAGTTGTTTTTCCTTATTCGCTACTACGGTATCGCCCCACCATGGGATCACAAAATTCATGCCTAGAATGTTATAGATGTAAAGCTCCTCGTCGCCTAGTTGATCCGCAAATGCTTTTAGGGACTTAGGGGGGTTAACGGATAACTTGGCCGTATCGCCACCTAACATCTTGTATGAGGTTTTATCGCCTTTGCCGAGTTCTTTCATGGTAGTGTCGACTAACTCGCTCATAAGCAGTGTTCGGAACGCTTCCTCAGCACAACCGGGAGGGCAAGTAGAATCAATGAAGTTATACGCGTCTACCACCCCGCGATGGAAATCTTTAATACAACTATCCATTAGATGAATTTGTTGTCCAGAATACGCCTGATGGTACATGGAAAACATAATCAAATTCATGGCGTCAATATCTTGGAAATTTTTAAGCCGGTCGGCGATCCGGAATGCGAGTTCACCGCTTTGCGCTAGTTCTTCGTTCTGGTAAGAGTTCCCTCTTTGGTATTTTCTCTCCGAAGAAATCAAACGAACTACCATGGCTTCAAATGTATCGGCTAGTAACGATTTTAGTTCGTGAGATATTTCCTCGGTTTTGATATCAACGGATAAAACACCGTGAGGTAGGTAATCCGTTCTAACGTCGATATCGATTTCTACTAAAGGTTTTGTTAGGTCTTTCATGCTATTTTCTCCGTTTGCGTCGGTATACTCTTGTTATCTCAGATTGTTTCGCAGATATGGTCACGCCGTCTACGAAGACATTCCAAATTTGATCGTGAGGTGTTGAACTGAAATGGTGATCTAACACCTCCCCAATATATGTTGCTCCGTTAAATTCGTCCTTAAACTCAATGAAATCGCCATACAGAGGTATGTTATCTCCGGGAGGCAACATTTCATATTTCCGTTTTATTCTCCGTATTTCATCAAACATGGTCTTCTCCCGGGAATTCTCTACCGGCTTCCTCCCATGCGATTTTTCTCGCTTTTCGGTTTGACATGCCGGTTTGAGATAATTCTTGTGTTCTACGAATTCGAAATACTTTTCTATCGTATGCGATTGTTTCCGGCTGTCCTTGTAATATTTGTTCGATACGACTTATTCTTCGTTCTAAATCTTCTCGGTCGAATTCCATCTTTTCTACTTTTCGCCAGATGTTACACGGGTGGGAGTCGCGGTACTTAATTAGCGTCTTCCCGTTATCTTGTGGGTAGGCTTCAAATGGTCTAAATCTTAGCCACCATTCGTTTTGAGTGTTGGCAAAAAATGAGTTGAAACCAGCAATCCGGTTTAGGTGCGCGTGGATCGGCATCGCGTCAACTTCCAGATCGGTTATCCCTTTTTCGGACATTTCACGAACGATACGTTTTACCTCAACGTATGCGTCGCACCATTGGCGATGACGGCCCACTACTCGGGCGACGGTATTCCTGTCCGAAACCTTGTACTTATGATCCATGTCGTACCCCCTTATCTCTTGGTGTAGGGGTATACTATCGACTCCGGATCGCGGTGTCAACTATTTTTCTCGCTTGAGGTGAACTTTTTTACGGGTGGCCGGAGTTTTTTATCACACAACCCTCGTACAATGAGTATTCGGTCGCAACTTTGTTCTTCTGGCCATACTCCGCGCATGAGGTTGATCGTATTGCCATGTATGAGCCGACAACCGCAGAAATCACAATCAACACAAGCAATGTATACTTTAGAATTTTCACGGGATTTACCTTTTAATAGGGAGGCCACAAGGCCCCCTTAAATTATAGATCGTCGAAACTAGCTATCCACTCGGCGCGTCTTTCCGCATTAATTTCAGCAAGTGGCTCCCCTATTAATTTTAAGGTATCTCGACTGATGTAGGCTTCCGGTTCTTGAATATCGTTTATTCCGTTAAAAATAGCAACGGACGCACCGAAAGCAGCACTACTTTCCACGCGGTCTACGACCTCATCTCTAAACCACACCGGTTTCTCGAAAGCAATTCTACCCTTGATGTGGATTATCTGGCTTGCGGTCTCGTTAGGCCACCAATCTTCTGACGTGGCGGATTTAAGCAACCAGAATGAAGGGCAACCGGCCTTGTGTTCCTCGTAGGCCTTAGCCATGATATTTCGCATACCACAGAGCGGTATTCTATTCTTACGCCCTTTACCGATATACTTAGCCGGGCTGTATGGCGGGTTAGCAAAACACTTGGCCGTCTTTAGATCGTCAGTAGCATCGTACCCCGCACAGTCTGCATCGATAAGGAATTCAAACTTGGCGTCTTCTAGTGCTTCTTTCCAGTTCTGTTGTAGCGCATTATCCTCGGCCATGAAATACCGGGAGCACTTAGCATTCTGTCCATCTGAAAACAAATCTACCAAGAACGGGCCGTATAAAGAGTTTAGCGCGTAGAAAAGCCAGTCCGGAGTACGCCATTGGTCTTTTATCTGCTTTGGAATGTGTTTCTTGGCGTCTTTCAATTTCTGTAATTCCACCGCGTAGGGATTGATCATCATTCTTCCTCTTTTTTGGTTGATACTCCGAATGCTTTAGCTATGGACTTAAATAGGTCTGCTAATATGTCCGATGCGTCCGGATTACACAAGATCGCTACTAACATATCATGCGGTATTCGGTCGTTTCGGCTACGTCGTTGCTCTCGGCCTTTCCATTTTTCAGGTATTGCGCCCCATAGCGTTGTCGCATCGTTTATCAGCTTGTCCAGCTTGACGATGATACCTATCAAATCGTCAGCATTTTTTAAGTGGAACGTTGGCTCGCGTCTTACTACTTCGGGGTCGTTGTGTTGTTCTACTTGGCCCTTGATGTATTCTTCTGCGGTATCTGCACTACCGGCAAGGAATACTGACGTTCTTAGTGCGCCACCAACTTGTCCCTTGCTGTCTGCGCGGATACCGCCATCGCGCCCGAAACGCATCGGGGAGGATAAACCCTCACAAGAAACTTGGAATTGTGTCTTAGTAGTGTGGCTGATAACACCGAGCATATAGCTAACAATATTTGCGTTCTGATACCACTTTCCTACCTCAGATTCGAAGCGTAAAACTACATAGGTTCCCTCTCGGACATCTTCGGGCAGTTTGAACGAGTATGATAATTTGCGTACTTCATCTAACTTAGTCATAAATGGCCTTTTTAAAATTAGCGGGAGATATTATTATGTTATCCCCTTTTTTGCTTAACTGGTTTAGTTTATTAATAATTACCGGATTAATCTCAATATAGGGTACGGATTGCCAAACAGCAAAACGGGTTAGCTCCGCCGATTCTTCTACCTTTACAATATCTTTTCTGTTTCTCGTCCAATAATACCCGATGCGTAAAGCCACCTCCCGATGATCCGCATAGGCGACCATCGCTTTACCGTTATTCCCATATAACAACCATGCGGTAAAGTGGGTTGGCGCCGGGAAGTATGCCCGGAAAAATTTCTTGCGTGTTTTTTGAACCTCCTCTTGGGGCGCAACGCAATCGGGGATTTCTTCTCCGTCTTCCCATGCTCTACCGCAAAAAGTACAAAGGTTAGCGCCGTACACGCGGGTTAATTTCTTGTGCTCGGTCATAAGTCGTATGTCTCCGGTGAATAGTAATACATTTGTCCGGTAGCGTCGGAGTTGTACGGACGTCCGGAATTGAGAATAATCACGTTGGGGTATCCTTGTTCGAAATAGAATTCAGCAGTTCGTACCGCGTCAACGCGTTTCAGTTCTCCGGGAGCTAATGACAGCAAATACCCCTCGTCGTCCATGAGGTTGAGTCGGTGGCTAATCTGATAACGTCTTTCGTAAATCCGCACAACGTCTATTACCTCGCGCGAAACTGGCGTTAGTTCCCCGAACCCGTAAGCGCTCACGATCGAGGCGGATACTAGCCCGCCGTCGTCTTTCTCTCCCGTCATCTTACTGTTGGCTAAGTATTTCTGAGTATACTTGGTGCCGAAATCCCCGGTGTCATGTAAATACACTTCAAAACCGATGTTTCCGGTGATCCCCGGGATAAATCTATCGACTTCCCGTAGTTCGGACTTGTCTCGACCAACTCTAAATGGGAGGATACATTTTTCCTTAAAGTCGTCTTTCAACAACTCCGCTAGGAATAAAAATTGTTCTTCTAATTCCGGGCATAACCCCGTCCATCTCGACGCAGAATAGGTTCCGTCGCGAAAAACGCCGTTGATTTCTATATCCTTTAAATCGTGGGATACATAGACTTCCGCCCTCATGAGGGACGGAACAGGCATAATGATCGGGTGGTCTAACGGGCCATCGTATCCGGCAAAGTCTTTAATCTGTGGTAGTGCCATAATATCCAATTCCCCGTCAATCATAACGTTGCGTCCTCAGTAATAAACTGGTACGCGGTAACTCTTGTATTCCAGCCGTGAAACGCTCGCATATCTAGCCCGCCGATAAAACCGCGCTCAAAGCATGTATTTAACTGGTCTTCGAATTGTTGACCTCTTGGTGCTGCGACGCCCGCCATGGAGTCCCAAGCGTTCGGGCCGGGCTTGCTCATATCCCAAGAACGAGGTGACATAGACATCGGCCACACGGTAAAACGTGGCACATTATCCGAGACAGAGATATTTGCTCGGGTGTGGTCAGCATTGTTCGATGCGCACAACGCATGGCGTAGGTTAGAACGGCGTAGATGAATGTCTTTACCGTCTTTACCGCGAAGCGCTGACTCGTAGGTCGTAACGGCCAGATATTGAAATATGGTTTTAGTTTCGTCCGTCGTCTCGAATTCATCTAATAACCATTCTTCCAACTGGTCTAATGTCTCGTCGGCCGTTCCATAGTTGGGACGGATATCTTGGAAATACCCATCGATTACGATCCCGGAGTCATACGCATCGGACTCAGTATCAGAGATCCCGGATAGAGATAATGTATGTTCTGTAAGCCATTGGTACGCTTTTAAACATATTTCCTCGATGTGTGGGGCGAAGCCGGTAAGGTCAGTAATCGCGTTACCTTTTTCGTCGTATTGCCACACCTCAATCTTTGTTGGGTTCGCGATGGACTTAACGCGTTTAATGATCACCCCGACTCTAATTCCGGCCGGAACCGGGAATATTCGGTGTTCATGTTTACTTGGGTCGCGGTAGTCGTAATCCGCATAGTGCATAAGTTTAATCATGTGAGCCTCTTACGTTTATAATACGGGGGAATCGTAACTAATCCCCCGCAAGGTGTCAATGCGTTTTTACTTGACGCGAGATATCCTCGTCCCCAATGTACCGTAGATCGGGTCGACATCGACACGAACCATGGATAACTTAATATTCAGCTTATAAGCTAGGCGTCGAACGTGGGCTAGGTCTTTCGGAAGACATTCTACGAAGAAAGACTCTCCGACTTTTAGTCTTGTCAGGTTAGACGCCAGTTTTTTACGTTCTGTATTCATAATTACATATCGTCTTCTACAAATCGGTTTGCGTTTGCGTTGTGTAGCGCTCCTAGCACGGCCGTAACTAAGGTGTAAGCGTCCCACGTAGAGAAAATAAATCGAGCACGCTCCCGTTCCTCGTTCGTGTCAAACACTGAGTCGTCGAAAATATTTTCCGGCTCGTCATTCCAATTTACGCTCTTTAAAACGCCTTTGGCCGTAAGAACAAAACCGATAGGGCTGTCTGTGGCGTCATGTCGTAATTCTAAATTCGCTTCGGTGATCCCGAGAGGGTATGAGTATCCGTTAGTTTGTCCTAGCGCTTCTTTGAAGGAAACGTCATTCGTGATGTCAAAAACATCTTTGAAAGTGTACGCACCGGTTTCAGCGGAGACTTTAGCACTACGGACAATCTCAAATTTATCTAGCGCTTGGCCTACTGCATCTTCCGGGTCAAAGTCTACCGTAGCGATTTTCTTTAGAAACTCCGTAATGAGGGCCGAATGCTCAAACCATGGTACTACTGGGAGAGACCCTACTACCTTTCTTACGGCCGATGCTACTTTTTCACCGATGTTATTGCTACCGGCGAAGACAATAAGAACACCCTTGATGATCATGGCGTATGTCTTGGTGCGCTTTATTGTGGCCTTTGGCAACAAGTCATTGATGATTTCATCGCGCATATCATTACGTTCACGTTTTGTCGGGGTGTCACCAACTCGTTCTATCCAATCTTTTACTTTAACCTCTAATTCGTCCTTGATCGTTGTCGGGCTTAGCATTCGAGCACGTTCTTCGAAAGTGAACACAAGATATTTACCCGCTTCGTCTATCATAACGTATGGTGTGTCTTCCATGTCCCCTAGGACTTCATCTACAACGGTGATCGGTTCGGCGTTCTCGTCGGGTTTAGCAAAACCGTGGCGCGTCCACTGCATAGCGCTTGGGTCTCCGATCGGTAAGTTTCTCAGGCTTGTTTCTAGTTCTCGGCCTAGTTGTTTTAGTTGGTCTTCTGTCCCGTTAGCTAATGCGGAAAACGAAGTCGTATTGTTAGGGTCTGCTGGTTCAGATATTGCAAAAGCAATAAATTTATCAAATGGTTTCATTGTTTTTAATCACTCCGGTTTTAATGGTGGATACTAAGTTTTCAATATGGGCGCGTAGTTCTATGCTCTTATCTTCGATAGCAGCTAAACGAGTTACCGCTTTAGAGTGAACAAGATCTAAGGCCACCGCTTTGTCCTCAATCTCCGCGTTGTCATACACTCTAACTATCGACATCATTAACCCGGATATATCGTTTAGGTATGTCTCGATATTTTCTTTAATGATCTGGTCGACTTCGGCCATCGCTGTTTCAAACGACTCAGTGTGCGATTTAATCTGGTCTCGCAACTGGTTTACTTGCGCTTGTTCGCTGTTGTATAAGACCTTTACCATTCCTCTTGCTCCTCTAGCCACGATTTGATTTCTAACAGTGGCCCCGTTGTGTAGTTGTTCGCGTAGAGCCACCGTAGGAATTTCAATAGACGGAGGCGATACGTTGTACGTTGTTCCGGTGTTGTTGCCATCTTAGTAGTCGGGTGGCCGTGGGTGTAGATGCGTCGTTCTGGCGTGTGCGCGGTGATGCCTGACCACGACGCTTGTATCCGCATTTGATATTCTTCCTCTAACGATTTAAAAACCGGGATAATATCAATTTTCTTTTTTACCAAAACGGAATCAATGGCGAGTGCTACGTTTGAATTTTTCATATTACCTACTTGATCATATATTTAACATTGCCGTTATTTTCGCTAACTTCCAGTGTTGAGTTCTCCGCCTTTGCCACATCGTCATCGGTTACGATAAGGTTTTTCCGGTTGCTCGCGACCATGACTAGGCGGATACCTACTTTAAACACGGCGTCAACTCGTTCTTCGAAAGAGCGTTCCATCTCCCCCACGTTTCCCGCTAATGCGGAAAGTTTATAAAAGTGCTTTAAAAGATCCGGGTTCCCCTCTAACAACTTGACGATTTGCGTATCCGGGTCTGCGGGGGTGGTGTGCTCTAAATTGTCGTTGCGTTCCATTGGTTTTTCTCTCCGATAGGGTGGTTGTTTACCATAGGGTGTCACGCCTTTTTAAAAAACGTGAAACCTACAAAAAATTGCTCAGGAAATACGGGTCACTAAAACTTGAATGTAAAGGCGACCCAACGGCGTAATAAAGTGGTGCGTTTCTAAAGTATATTCGCCCTTAGTTTTCTTTTTAGCGTGTGTCATAGACGCTTTTACGCTTTGTCTGAGTTTTTCTTTTCGTGTAGTCAGGTCTACGCTCTCGCTCATGGCGTCGAGACCTGAAACTTCAAGAATAAACTCGGATTTAGTGAACACGTCTCCGACATCTAACGATACGATCATACCTACCATGCTGGTTGGTCTCCCTTTTGTTGGTACTACTGTAAGTTTGTCCGGAATCGAAGACGCTGCGGTTAACTCTCGTTCTAGTTCTACACTAACCGTGTTGCGTCTTTCTAGCGCTGGCGAGTTATCGATTTTAGGTTTGTCGCCGTTTACGAAAATAATATCTTCTGACTCGATCATGTTTTCCCCTTGTTGTGACTAATCATCTTTAATGTCCGAGAATACTAATCTAACCTGTTTGCGGTGTCAAACGTTTTTATGTATTTTTGGCCGTAAAGTTTTAATCGATGTTACCCGAGGATTTCCGTCAACCGGCGAGGTTTTTGAAGTAAGGTTCTAATTTTTGTAGATAAATCCATTGGCCGGTTTTTATTTCTCACGGGAATTTTTTCAGCCCGCGAGGTTTTTGAAGTAAGCCGGCCGGAAAAGTTTTTAAATCGTCACAGAAAATCATCGGCCCGCGAGGTTTTTGAAGTAAGCCCGAAATTTTTGTAGATAAGTACAAACTGGCCGACTTATATGTATGTACGGGCGCACCGGTGGGCGCGTTTCCTTTGTTCCGTCAGAATTTTTATAGATAAAAACTTGTTGACACCGGCCCGAGGTGTTGCTAATATTCTCAGCACACAAACAAACTGAGGTTTTAGTAATGAGCAAACAAATTCCTTTCGATCTTTTCCGTTCTGCGCATCGTCTGACTGTCACAGGGATCGAGGCGAACTATGAGCAATATGTCGTTCTCTCCCATAAAGCCGACGCGGATTATCTGGAAAAGTTCATCGATAACTTATTGAATGATTTCCCTTTCCCTGTTGCGATATCAGAAGAAAGAGTGAGTAGCCCGTCTTCTGTAATTATCCGGTCGGGCTTGATGGTGTCCGAGATTAAAAAGGATATAAAAAGCGGTAAGGTGGCTAATATGTATTTATCGGAGCCGGTTCGAACTCGCAACGATAATATTATTATTCACCCGTAAGGAGTTTATCGATGGCTAAGAAATTAAATAATTTAGAGGCTCGCGGGGCGTTTGGTTTTGTCGTCGCGTCTCTTTGTGCGGTAGGGTTCGCGGGGGCGGTGGGAACTTTGGCCGTATATGGTGATCTAACCGTCGCGCGTTTCTGTCTTTATGGGGTAGCGTTTGGGGTGGTCGGCGGGATTGCGTGGCCTGATCAGGAGAGCGGGGAGGCGTTTATATCTGCGATACGTGGGGGCGGTAATGATGAAGAATAAAATCACATTAAACAGCGGTATGATTTTAATCGCTGACGACGAAAAAGTTACGGTAAACGCAGACGGTTCGCTATTCTGTCCGGCGTGGGATATGCGCTTTATGTTAACTCGTAACATTTCATATAATCGAACGGTTACACATCGAGAGGTGAAAAGTTTTGAGCGATTATACAGTTGATGGGGTGGACGGTGTGACATACTTTTCATCAGTTCCTAAAGATACCAATTCACGCCGGGCGAGATCCCGGCTTTCTTCGTTCTTGAGTCCGCACGAAAAAGAGTTACAACTATCTACGCACGACATACAGACTATTTTAAACCTAGCTAATGCGTTTTACTTCCGAGCTGATCCGGAGAGTAAACCGGCTTACTCAGACAACAAAACTATTGTAAGCCTTCGCATATCCGGAATAGTCGAAGATGATCGGGGCTGGCTCATTATCCGCCGGCATTTCCTTAATTCTGGTCAGTGCTGGAAGACGTTGCACTTAGAGGTTATTTTTACCCACATAGAAAATCTGACCTTATGTGAGTGTAAAATTCCCTATTTCCCCGATTGATTAAAATAATCACAAAAACATGTTGACACCTGAAAGCGGTAGTATTATATTACACACATAGCCGGAACGAACCGGAAACTTTAACCAGTATTGAGGAGTATTACCATGGCAGAATTAGCATACACTAAAGCGTCTATCTTCCAATCTATCGTTGATGATGTTAGTACGGGTCTACCTAAAGGAACTTCATTAGATACCCGCGGAGATTTCGAAAATCAATTACGCGACCTTTTCGAAGAAAATAATCTTATGAATGCGCCGGAATGTATCAGCGTCGACTACTTCGGGGAAGCATGGGAGATCGTCCAGTCTAGCGAGTTTGATTCTGTTGAGCTAGAAACGCCTTTAGATTTCAGCGGGTGCAAAAGTTCATTAAAATGTTTGATGATGGAAGCTAACGCATTAATAAGCGCGTCTTGGCGTGAACAAGTGGAAGCCTACATCGAAGAACTGGCCGAAGCACTGGAAGAAGTTGTCGAGGGTTGCGAGGAGTTCGGAACAATCGACGAACTGGTAATCACTGGCGGGTGCCGTTTCGGTCACATTCCACACCTAAGAGAGTTCGATGCTGGCGACTTTTCTGTGTGCATGTGGGCGCCGAACGAAGCCGGAGAGTCTGAAATTTATTATAATTTCCGAGGTCTGGAACTGCGCGGGGTTGTATATCATGGGTAACTCAGTAAATTGTTTCAAATTTTATGAGGTTTGTAATGAGTTTCTAAATCTACCGGTAGTGGCTATCGGGAGGCCTAGCAACGATTTATCATTACCGGAATTTAATTACTCTTATGGCGTGGTGTTCCATGTTAACAACAAGTTGCTTAGAGTCCTAACCGTCCGATATTCTTATGGACACCGGAGGGCATACGTTAGGATCGACGACGTAAGAACGGATTACCCTAATGTCACTTATCCGGTTTACGAGCCGGTTCTTTTCTCGGGGGAGATCGCCGGCGAATGGATACGAGGCGCAAAAAATTTATACCGGAGTTATAGGGACACGCTAACGAACGTAAGGGGGTCTGTATGGTGATCAGGGAAAAGAAAAACTGGTATTATTGTTCATGCGGTAAGCCGTTTAGATCTGAGGCTCGCAGTAGTAACGGGCTAGTTTTGTTTCGATTAAAGTGCGTATCCTGTGGGATATATTCACCGTGGCGCGGTTCAATTGGGCTATGTGTAGCGACGCTTGACAGCACCACGTAACGGTGTTATTGTTCGGCTCAACGGTGGATAAGTTCGCATCCGTTGGTTGATTTGGGTTGCTTGTGCCACACTTCGTAAAGTTTGCGTAATTTTAGGTCATTAAGCCTTATATTTTAAGCCCGTATATGCGGGCTTTTTTCTTTTCCGCTGAGAAATTTATTGTTTACAAGTTGAAAAATATCCGTTAATATAGCCTTGATTTGAAAACATGAAAACAAGTTAGTAACTAAAACCTCTTATTCGGTGCCACGGTAAGAGGTTTTTTATTGCCTAAAATATTTATAAAAAACTTGTTGACACCTGAAAGCGGTAGTATTATATTACTCACATCGCCGGAACGAACCGGAAACTTAAACCAGTTTTGAGGATTTAAATCATGACTTTCATTTCTAACGTTGTAACCGATAACAGCCCTTTTGATATGCCCGAAAGTGTTCGTAATTATATTTTGACAGTTAACCCTCGCGCCAAGGTGGGCGATGTTAAAACATTATCGGGGGCGATAGCATTAATTGCGGATTTCGATAAATTCATTCCACTAGCACGTTACCTATTTGAGAGCGTCGAGGTGAGCGTGTTCGATCATGGTGCGAGCTGTCATATGGCCAATGATGCGGACTTATCCGCACGAACTATCGCCGTAATGAAAGCGCTGGGGTTCTCTTTAGACCTTGATAAATCTCACGGAGCGACAACATTTGCGAAAACAATCGACGGGAAAGAATTAAAAGCCATATTTTTTAGCCGTGGCGAAGAAGCCGAAGGTTGGGACATAACTTTCACGATCGGCGGGTGTGTGACGCTTAAACGTAACGCGGTTAGCGATTTAGACGCCTTGATCTTGGCGTCACTCCCTGAAAGTTTCGACACAATGCGCCCACTGTTAGACGGCCTGTCAAGCCTTGGTTTCGAAGTGAACAACGAAGCATCAGTTGACGGGCTTACAGTGTTCTACTGCGAAGACGACGGGCGAGAAATCCACGTGAAAGATGGCGACGTGTTCGGGCATTTTTTCGCGGTCTACTTCGTTGATGGTAAAGACGTTGCGATACGCGCGAATCGTCCGGCCGAAATTATTGTTCGTGACGCCTCAGAATCGTGGACGTGGGAGGGTTAAAACGTGTACACGATGAGACGCGTTGATCCTAAAGACTGTTTAGACATAATCCTAAACTACCATTATGCGAAACGTCGACCTAGCATATCTTACGCTTTCGGGTTCTTCGAAGACGAGGAGCTTGTCGGGGTTCTAACTATCGGTAAGCCGGCCAGCAACCCGCTATGTGTTGGAATATTGGGCGAGGAGTACAAAAGCCACGTTTTTGAGTTAAACCGACTTTGTTTTATTCGTCCAATCCGTAACGCTCCGTCGCAGTTGATCGCCTTCGCTATGGCTGAGTTGAAAAGTGAAAACCTTGTCATCGTGTCGTATGCGGATCGCGGTATGAACCACAACGGATATATTTATCAAGCGTCTAATTTCATCTACACGGGGGCGACGAAAGCGCGCACCGATAAATACACGGAGCAAGGTAAACACTCTCGGCATTATCAAGGAAAGGAAAGCAAGACGTATCGACAAGTCAGAACATCTAAGCATCGTTACGTTTATTTTACGGGGAGCCGTTCGGTCGTGAAGAAGTATAAAAAGTTGCTTCGATATCCGGTATTGCCTTATCCCAAGGAAGAAAATAAAAATTATGTGCTCGGATCCGAGTACAAGCAAGAACTCGTTAAGATTAAAGGGGGAGAAAATGAAGCCGGTAAATAATCCAACCTTGGATAAGACGATCGAGATTTACCAAGAGCGAGGCGAAAATATTTATTACGTTGTTGCGGGCGGTGTATGGATCGGGACGATTGCCAAGACACCACACCACCTCAAGCCGTGGACTTTCTGCGGGCAAGGTGTGAGCCTTGGCGGGGATTCCTTGGAAATGGTTAAAAAATCCGTGGTTACGATGCTCACACGGTAATCGAAGCATCAACAATCGGGGCGGTCATCTTTTCTGGTGGCCGTCCTTTTTTATTATCTAAAATAATTATAAAAACATGTTGACACCTGAAAGCGGTAGCATTATATTACACACATAGCCGGAACGAACCGGAAACTTTAACCAGTATTGAGGATTTTAAAATGAAAAAGATTACTATCGGTGCTTCAGAACGTGCGGAATTACGTCAAATTTGTAACGTTATCAAAGCTAATCCTACGCACTATGAAACGGTTACTTACACGAATAAAGACGCGACCGCATCTATCAAAGTTAAATATTCCGCCGGCGAAAAACTAACGTATAAAGCCTTTATCACCGTTATCGTGGGCGAGAAAGTGGCAACCGAAACCGTAGAAGCCGGAAGTTTTAATATCGTCGAGAACAAGATCCGTGCGTGTGGTTCTGTTGACTACTTGACCGAGTTATCAAATAAAACCGTATCCCTAGATAAACCGCTTCACGTATCATTGCGTAAATCAATGCAACCAAGCGCACAGCAACGTAGAGGAATCAAGGAGATGACGCGTAAAGCGGAGAAAGCCGACCCATTGGATTTAGTGCTTATGGATAGCCTCTTGATCGTTCGCAAGTCGTTTGGTGTCGTATATCGTGGCCAAGTTCTAAACTTCAAAAGTGCTATAAACAATCAAGGGGCGATCAAGATTATCGTGTCTATAAATACGATGTTTAATAACGACTTACAATATGTGTGGTCAATGATATACACCCTCGACCGTTTGGCCTACGATATACGCAATGGGAACCTCGCCATTCTATCGCATAGTGCGCCGACGAAAGTTTTACGGGTGTACGGTTGGCGCGGTGACTATGAGACTATCGCAGTAAACCAGAAAGCCCGACTGTCATCAGTGATCGAGAATTTCATGATTGAGGGTGGTTCTCGTCGCATTGAGTTTCGCCCGTTACCTCAAAGAAACTAATATTTAATAATTTGGCTTGAATTAAAACTAAAACTAAAGGATTTAAAAAATGATCGTATTAACTGGTTGTACTCAAAACACGTTTGACATGAAGATCCACACTAAAGCGGGCGCCGTTTTCCATACAAATATTAGCTTTGAAGATTTCCGCACTAAAGCCAGTGGGGCTTCGTACCACTTGCATAAAATGGGTCATGAACTGGGCGACGTTGAGTCTCTTGGCATGGTTCCGGAAGATAGGTTTAACCGTGTGCGCTTTTGGGCGCATGGCATGGAAAAGCTGATCGTAGCGCATAATACCGGCTTTCACTCGTTCGACTTTCTCCACGTTGATTTATTGCCGATAAATACACTACTAGGTGAGGTCAAAACGCCGTTAATCATTCCGTCGTTGATTGGTGGCGTGAATCTCGGCACATGGAAAAACGATTGTTATTTAATTACCTCACCCTTGGCGAAAGATAACGGTAAATCGGTTCTAGTATGTCAAGGGGAGAAAGTTCTAGAGGACGAGGAACTAACGCAATCAGAGCTAGACGCGGGGGAGAACTTGAACACACTCACCGTATTAACTGACCTGCAAACACTCCGCCAGCCTTACCTAGTCAGCGATGGCGATTTATTTTGCGACCAGTTCGATTCTAGCGTGGGGATTGTGTTAAACGTTGTCGCGGACACCTACGGGGATATTGTCATTAACCCACACGGAATAGCAAATACTCAATTTATGGATCGCTAGGGGGTGGCCGAAAATGGAAATAATCAACGCTTGGCCGTTTTGTCTCGGTGTCGTTTTGATGGTGTTAGGGTTCGGCGTGGCTGTCCTGTGTATCGTGGGGACGAACAAAGCGACCCGAAGCGAAACCTTTGAGAAATTACGCGCTGTAAGTTTAGCCGGAATCACCTTTGTGATGGTGGGCGCGTGTTTCGTCATCTACTCGTCTGTTAGGAGTCAATTATTATGAGTTGTAACTGTTTCGATCGTATTCAAAAATCGATGGCTGATCGGGTGGCCGGTAAGTTGCCGAACGGCGCAATAATACACTCGGCGGAGTGGAAAACAGAAGTGTTAGCTATTGAAAATAAAAAGTTGAAAACCCGATATTTTCTAGACTTCACCATAGAGTATCAAGAGCGTAGACCGGACGGGACGCTCTACTCGACGGTAACAAAATCTGATTTTCCTGTGTTTATGAATTATTGCCCGTTCTGTGGCGTAAAGTTCGAGGAGGACGAACAAACTCAGGATCAGGAAGACCGTTTTAAATTCCCTGCGCTAGTCTACGTCAAAAATGGAAAAGACCCCATCGCACACACGGGGGCAACGTTACAACGAAGTGGGACAGAACACCCTCGCGGAATGTTTGCGGAGTACGTGAACGTGCGAACCAATGAGCGGATTTACTTTTCTGAGTCGTTGATGTCCTCCCGCCTAGACGGTGGCGATTACGTCGAGATCCCCGACGACTGGGAACAACTCAGCGACTATTGCCAGAAAGACATAATCGCAGAACGAAAAGCACGAGGCGGTCGAAAATGAGCATTCTCAAGATGCTACTCTCCGGTGTGTACAACGTGGGCGCCGTGTGTTTCTTCGGCCTAATTTCGATTTATATTCTCTCGTTCTTTTTCCGCGCCCTACAAAACCACGGTTTCGACGGTCTACACCGCACTACGTTAGTTCTCGAATCAATCGGCGCTATCATGATGGTCGTCTTCATGGTTTGCGTTGCGATCTTGGTGTTCGCCGGAGGCGTCGCCCTAACAATCCGGTAGCCGTCCCACACAGTCCACCCCCAAGGCCTCGCATTCGTGCGGGGCTTTTCTCGTTCTTAGCCGTCAGTCTGTCCATGCGGTCGCGCCAGCGCCTACCCACCCAACACCACCACCCCAAGCCCTCACTCTCCCCCATTCCCCCCCACCCTATGGAAAATTGCCGTAAAGCCATGTGTTGCGTCCTCAGCGTGTTTTGCCCGCTAGGTAAGGCCGATGTATTACCTACGATGAGTTATGCCCGTGTGGTTCGATTGAGGGCGGAAGACGGCGCTTTGTTTGTTCCGACTTAAAGGGGGTTTTAAGTTTGTCGGTCGTATCCGTTGAGCGGGGGTATAGCGCCTCGGGTGAACACGCCGATCGGGAACGTCGTTTTTACGTTTTGTGCGGGTGTTCGGGTGTGCGGTTGTACCGCATGACGTTTTTACAAATATAACCGCTTTTCGTGATGTTTCGATGTTTGGGTGTTCGGGTGGGCGGTGTTGTGGGTTAGATGTGCTTCAAATTGTAAGCGTGTGCGATTGTGCGAGGCGATCGCGGTGTTAGATGATGTCCCCTATTGCTAAAGCCTGTGCGTCGCTCTCCGTGCTTTCTAGAGAAGAATCACTTTTAAATCGAAAAAGGTACTTGGACGAGTTGTCCGGTTGGGCGGGGGTGCGCAGAGCCGTCTTCCAGAAATTTGTCCGGGATCTGCCATAGCCCCTCGTCGCAAATCGTTGATTTAATTAGATTAATTCGGGTCTAGCGTAGCTAGTAGATCGGGAGGGCGGGTTTACCGTAATGACCGGTATTTTAGGTAATTCCGTAATAATATCAAATAGTTATGCGCCGTTTTAGGTATTACCATGGCTGGTGGTGTGTCACAGGAAATTGCTGTGCCGGCTGATGTTCCAATAGGTGTTCCAAGGTAAGTTATTGTTTTTACTATATTACTTTCTTTCTGACACAGCAAACACAGTAATAGATAATAAAATAGAAATTCCAGAAGAAAGAAAAAATAGATAGGAAAGGAAAAATAGAAAAATATATATATAAGCTATATAAAGGTAATTCGATCATGTGTGTTGGGTGATTTTTGTACAACATAAAAAATGCGTTTTCAATAAAATCAACACGTTAACTGGCACGCACACGTCGGAACACATGACCGACACACTTTGTGTCAAAAAACCCTGTATAAAATTTGTACAGCATTTTCGGTGTTTTTCGACCAAAAAATGGAAAAATGAAAAATTGGAAATTCACTCAAAAAATCCGATCACCCGAAAATCGGTTAAATATTGAACGTTTTTCTGTATAAATTTTGTACGCTCATTTTTTGACCAAACGTGCATTCCCGATCGGGAGCGTCGTTTTTCGGGCAATAAAAAAGGCCACGTAATGTGACCTCTTTAAACCGAAAATCGCGATATTTTAGAAAACGTCAGTTTCTTCTAACTCTCTCTTGCTTTCTTGTTCTTCTACCCGGCGTTCGTTCTCCTCTAAATGCTCTTTAATCTTATCTACGTTGACACTCCCATCAGGATAGAGCCATTTATGTCTATTCGCGACAACAACTTGTCCTCTTACGTCATTAAATCTTATTTGTGTACGAGAATCCACAGGCCGGAAGAAACCATATTCAGCGAGTATGCGATATATTATTTTCCCGTTAGGAACCTTAGACCTATCTCGGACTAAATCTACTGCCGATGGAATGAAAATTACTTCGTCTGTGATCCCCGATGTAAATTCTAACTCTTTCTCACAATCATCTACGGCCCCCATTACTACGGAGGTGAAATCGTCTTCTGACGCTAAAGACATGCTTCCCATACTCACCGTTTCAGGAGCGTTACCATCGTGTTTGAAGCCCTCGGAATACTCCCACTCGCTAAACCATTTGCGGATCTCCGGTGCGTGTTTAGTAAAGGCTTTCTCAAACCGTTTAAAGTAATTAGGGTCTTTCCGTAGGTATTCAGTGACTTCACGCTTGTGCTGGAACGCACTACGAACTAACAAGAAGCGACGGTCACTTGATGTAAGAGGCAAAGCACCAACATCATTGGTAAATGCCATATACGACGAAGTATTCACACACTGGCGTGGGTCACGGTACTTCGCTTCGATCTGTAACGTTTCATTCGATATCGGCTCTTTCAATGAGTTCATAACGTCGTAGCGATGACCACTCACCGATATTTCCTCAATAACTTTGAGCATGTGACCAGACTGCCACCCGGTAAAATTACCATGGATAACCTTATTCGAAATCGTAGAGACGTTATCAGAGCCGAGCATGTGTTCCATAAACTTCTTAACGATGGTTTTACCGGAACCCTGACCACCAAGAACGAGAAGCATATAGTTAATCTTTCTAACAGGATTATTGATAACCCACGCGATCCAGTCCATCGCATGTCTTCGTTCGTCTGGATCTGGATACTGTATTTCGAAGTATCGTTTTACCTCCCCGATCGCCTTATATCCAGCGGTCGAAATTTTTGTTGCGGTCTCAGGCATGGAACGATGGTCAAAGGTATTTAAGAACGTCAAACCGTTGTATTCGAAAACACGCTTGTCATTAATACCCGGAACCCGCTTCCATTTGTTCTTAGGCATCTCACCGTGCATCAACGGGTAATACATCGTATCGTGGATAACAGGAACGGGTCTTTCAACCGTGGCGAAAACGTCCGCAGCTACCCCGAATTTCTTCACAGTTTCTCGGTTATAGGCATTCGCGAAAGATTTAGGGTTCATTCTGGTTCTATTGTCTAAGTTAATAAACTCGTTATCCGTAGTACAATAAACCCAAGGAGCCAACCATTCGGGAGCGTCAAAGAGAGAGTAATCGATACTAAGATATCGTTTCTTTTGAACGTCCGTAAGTTTTAACCCGTTAGTGACTTTCTTATACTTTTCGCAAGCAATGTTTATGGCCGTCTCTCTTTCTAAACCGAAAGCCCACGTTTCACGTAGGCGGTCGGCAGCTAAAGTCCACTCGGCCAAGTCAGTAGCTTTTTCGAATAAAGGTATAACTACGTCCTCAATTTCGCGAACGCCTTGGATCTTTTCCGCTTCGGCAATTACTCCTCGTAATGTCTTAGCGTATTTACCAACACGATTGAAATTACCGTTTTCCCATTTATCTTCAAAGGCATCGTTATCGAAAGACTCCTCGGCCCGAGCAGACCACATTCTCGCGATCTCTTTAAACTCGTCCGGCTCACGTTCGGCGTCTTTAAGTGCAGCCAGAACAGGAATCCAAGTGTGGTAATCGTAAGATGGTTCGATATCATTTTCGAAGATTTCGTAAAGTTCTTCGTAAGTACCGTCCCATTTATCGGTGATATCATCAGTAGTGACCCAATCGTCTTCATCATCGTCAAAGTCCGACTCGTCCGACCAGTCTGATAGTTCTTCCGGAGCATCTAAGTAGTAGCCCAAAGATGGCTTGATGACCGTACCGCTTTTACTTTTTAAAGGTTTCCAACCGCGCTCTTTCGCATACCGGTCGAATTCCGCAATAATTTTTCTCGCGTCTTCTAGTGTGATTTCTTCAAGGTCAAAATCCGCTTGGTTTTCCGCAGGCGACTCGCCTTTAGTAACCCATTTATACGGTTTCTTAGTTCCCGGGTGGATACCGTAAGCAACGAATTGTTGCCCGCTTCCTAATATCTCGACAGCGTTTTCATTCCCGTTTTCATCAACGAAGATGGTTGATTTTACTTTTGTGAAAGGACGTTCTGTATAATAGAGGAGTAGCGCTTTAGGTTCACGCCCAACACGGATAGGAGCAAAGCCCACTTCCGACTCAACGAAAGCCGTCATGTGTTCTGACGCTTCGGCGTCTAAACAGTCGATATCGACAGCAGGGTTACGGTGGGTACGAATACCCACACCACAGCGAGAGCGACTACCCGTCGCCCATTCATTAACGATGTCAGAAGTGATCTCTATTTTCTGCCACCCTTTTAACGCCGGGGCTTTACCCGCGCCAGACAATAATTTCCCTTTGCTGTCAGTTGCGTCGATACGAGTAATAGGTACGACTTCGTATCCATTGTCGAAAAGTTCAGGGCCACGAGATTTGAAAACGTTAGACATTATTTGTCCTCTTTAAATGATTCCATAGGTTTTAATAGGTTCATAACTGTGACGTCCGGGTTTCCAGCAACGCTTGCAGCCTTAACGAGTTTATCCGCCATTTGAAAGGTGAATTCTCCTCGGTCGATTGCTTGTGAGACACCACGAACCGACAGTTTAGCGTCTCGGCACAGGAAAACTAGGTGGCCCTCCTCCGAAGCGAAACTGGCTAAATGCCGGATCATGAATTTAAGTCGACCCGTTTTATTGTTCTTCGCCCACGATGGGAAATTACTCTCTTTCATAAATACTTGCTCCTTAGTTGTGATAAATCTAACCCGAGGGTAGACGCAGATAATACCGCAAGAATTATAGATAAGTCAACGCGCGGGATATTCCACTTAAAACAGAAAGTCAATACGTGAACGGACTTAAATCTACGGCCACCTGAGAGCGATATCAGTTGAGAGGATAAAAGTATCACCTAAAAGGCGATAAACATCTTACCGGCAATGAAACTTTTCGGGTGGCCTAACATTGAGGTGGATACCCGATATAAAAATTTCGTCAAAAAGGTGTTGACAGGGATTTCATAACGAGTATTATAGGCCGTGTCGAAACGAGACAATCCAGTCAACTAATTAAGGAATTTGAATTATGTCACAACAAAACGGCGTTTTAGAAATGTTATTAGCTAGCTTCGCAACTTTAAACGAGAATATCGAGAAGTTAAACGGAAACATCGAAGCGTTGGTAGCTAACGGCGTAGCATCGGGTAAAACTGAAACTAATGCCGACACTAAAGCTGAAAGCAAATCTGAAACTAAAGCAGAAAGCAAGTCAGAGACTAAGACAGAAGAAAAGAAAGCGGATAAAAAATCTAATTCTAAAAAATCTGAAAAACAAGCTGACAAGCCGGCGGATAAACCTAAATACACTAAATCAGACATCACCGAAGCGCTTCGCAAAGTTCGAGCTGATATCGACAAAGAAGAAGCGGTTCGCATCATCAATGAAGTCGGCGGTGTTGAGAAGATGGGCCAGATCCCAGAAGATAAGTATGAAGCTGTTTTCCAAGCGTGTGAAGCATCTCTTAACGGTGAATCAGATGACGACTCAGGCGATGACGACGATATGTAATATCAACTAACTGAATGATAGGGATTGCTTAGGCAGTCCCTTTTTTGTATTAGAGGTAGTATGGATAAATCATTTTTACATCGACTTATGTTGGCTTGCGAAAATGACGGACATTCGATATTCGCACCGTCATACTCCGCAACTTGGATGAATTGCCCCGGGTCGCTAGTACCTAGCATCTTGGAGGAAGATTCAGCCGGGTTCGAGGCAGCCGAGGGAACCATCGCCCACGCTATTGCTGAGGAGTGGTTGAGAACCGGGAACAGGCCCGACCACTTATTAAATACAACTCAGGTACACGAGGAGAACGGAAATCGATTCGAGATCCCGGTCGACCACGAAATGTTCGAGTATCTTCAAGAATACATTAAGATGTGCGGTGAGAACAAAGGCGATCAGTTTGTAGAAACTAAAGTGTGGTTCACGGACTTAATGCCGATCGCCAACCCGGACGCAGACGAGCTAAACGGGGAAGATGAAAGCCCGATTAAGTTTATCCGACAAGGCGGTACGTGTGACCACGCTGTATGCCAACCCGGTAAATTAATCATAACCGATTTGAAATACGGGCAATTCATTCACGTTTCTACTGACGACAATACTCAATTGAAATTGTACGCATACGGATTCTTTAGAGAGTTCGACGAAAAGTATCACTTCGAAGATATAGAGATCCGTATCTGTCAACCGAGAAAATATAATTTTGGCCGGTTTAAGATGACCCGTTCGGAGATTATCGCTTTCGGGGAGCGAGTGAAAAAAGCCACCAAAGAAGCGTGGAGTATGGACGCTCTACGTTACCCAAGTGAAAAGGCTTGCGAGTGGTGTAAGATATCCTACAAATGCCCGGCGAACTTCGCAAGAATACTAGATCTCAAGAACGGCAGATACAGCCCTAACCCATTCGGATACTCGGCGGACGACATGGCAAGTATAAAAGATCTCCTCAGAGAAGAACTAAATTTACAATTAAAAGAGACTTCCCTATTGACATGGGAGGAAATTTCGTTAATATACCCACATCGCAAGCCGATAGAGAAGTGGTTCAAAGATGTTGAGAAAGCAGCATCAAAACGGATCATGGAGGGTAAGCCGATAAAAGGCTTGAAGATGGTAGCGAAAAGAGGGACTCGGCAGTTTGTTGAGGAGTCCACGGCCACGGAAGAACTAGAATTTGTAGGGCTAGACGAAAGTCAAATAAACCCCACAAAGATGATATCCCCGAAACAGGCCGAAACACTATTGAAAAAGCTAGGATATGATAAAGATGTTGTTAAAAGCATCTTGTCTGACCTGACTTTTACAAAACCGGGCGAACCGACGTTAGTTACAGAGGACGACCCACGAAAAGACCTAAACGAGAAGTATCAAGAAGTTTGGGACGATTAAACCGAAAATCGATAAATAGGTAAACCGGAAAATGGCAAAACTTAAACCAGTAAAACGTATTAAACATGAAGGTAAAACAGTAGCGGTAATCTATGAAGACGGCCACGTCCGAATTGATAATGTTCGCTTGTCATACCCACACTTAGCAACACCACAAGAGGGTGATGACGGCAGTAAAAAGTTCGGTGCTACATTCTTATTAGACAAGGACATTCATTCTGAAACAGCCGAAGTCTTAAAAGATTTAGCAGCTAAAACAGCGAAAAACGCGAAAGTGAAAGTCCCGTCATCGAAGTATTTCATCAAAGATGGTGACGAAGAATTTTCGGACAAACCTGAATGTGAAAATATGTTTGTTATCTCCGCCCGGGAAAAGAAACGTCCTGTTTGTCGAGATGCTGACAAAGAAGAAATCGACGTAGACGATATTGAAGAAATCCTATACGGCGGTTGCTATGTTAGTGCCTTGATTGGTCTTTGGGTTCAAGATAACAAATACGGAAAACGAGTTAACGCTAACCTCCGTTCAATCAAATTCATCAAAGACGGCGAGCCGTTCGGTGCTGAAAGAATCGATGATTCCGAAGCGTGGGACGACGAAGACGAATGGGGTGAAGGCGAAGAAGACGACATCTAAAGGGGTTCGCCCCGTTCAAGGCTCCGTAATAGGGGCCTTTTTTGTATTGAGGAGATAGCAGACCGTGGAATCGAAAAGAACGTTAATTTTTGACTATGAAACATATAGCGAACTAGACATAAAGAAAGTAGGCGGTCACAAGTATGCACAGCACCCGTCTACTGAAATTCTAATGGTAGCGTGGAAGTTTACTGACTCGGACGAAATCGGTTTTTGGGACAACACAATGCCCGAAGAAGATTTAGACGAGTTAAAGGGATATTTGCGCGACGATAACATCATAAAACGGGCATTCAACGCGCAGTTTGAGCGGTTGATCACTAAACACGTCCTAGGTATCGACACACCGTATGACGTCTGGCGTTGTACGATGGTGGCTGCGTACCACCGAGGTTTTACCGGCGGGTTAGACATGGTTGGTAAGGCTCTAGGTTTTAAAGGGGATAAAGCAAAAGACGCAGCAGGTAAACGCCTAATTCAGAAATTTTGTAAACCAAGAAAGCCAACTAAACTCGACAAAAGTACAAGACACGATGCGGAATCACACCCGGAAGAATGGGAAGCATTCGGAGCCTATTGCCGACAAGACGTGATAGCCGAAGAAAATATCGACCGCCGTCTGAGTGACATCAAGTATGACATGATCGAATTTGAGTGGGAAGTTTACGCGTTAGACCAGAAAATTAATGACCGCGGAATAAATATCGATAACGACTTCATCGAAGCAGCAATAAAGATGGCCGAGACACGCAAGCCACAGATTATCGATGAAATGCGAGAACTTACAGGGCTAGCCAATCCCGGGTCTCAGAAACAACTATTAGCGTGGCTACAACAAGAGGGATACCCGTTCAACGACCTATTAGCTGACACCGTGAAAAAAGTCATAAACGAGTATCCGGACAATGGGATCACAGAAAAAGCGTGTCGAGTTCTTAAACTTCGTCGTAAATCTAACAAAACCTCTCTAAAGAAATACAACAAAATGTTAGATATTGAAAACGACGACGGTAGGGTACGCGGAACAATTCAATGCTACGGGGGTTCTCGAACCGGACGATTCGCCGGGCGGGGCTTACAAACTCACAACTTCGTAAGAACACCGAAGATACTTGAAGACGTCGAAGCTACGGAAATCGCTAAAAAGCTAGTTCTCGACCAAGACATGTGGGCTTTAAACGTTTTTGCTGGCGAACCCATGGATATGTTGCCGGGGCTACTACGATCCGCACTAATCCCAACGGTAGGTCGTCGCTTCGTTGTAGCGGACTTGTCATCAATTGAATCGGTAGTAATAGGTTGGCTTACCGGCTGTAAGTGGTTCCTAGATACCTTGCGGGCTAAAAAAGACTTATATCGCGCATTCGCCTCAGCATGGCTAAAAATTCCTTACGAAGACACCCTCCCATTCCGAGGAAAGGCAAAACCGGCCACACTAGGTTGCGGATATCGACTAGGCGGTGGCGAACTTATTGACGGTAAGAAAACCGGACTTTGGGGTTACGGTGAAAACATGGGAGTCATGCTAACACAAGAGGAGGCTCACGCTTCGGTAGACGCATTCCGAGAGTTGTGCCCTGAGATTGTTGACGGTTGGTATAAACTTGAAGATTGCGTAAAAACCACCATTAAGACGCACAAGACAACCCGATGGAGATCGTTAGTATTCGGGTTTAAAAAACCGTTCTTATGGATTAAGTTGCCATCGGGGCGGAAACTTTATTACTACCGCCCACGCTTAGTAACAAACACCTACAAGAACCGCAGAGGTGAGACGTACACTCGTCAAGAAATAATGTACGAGGGTAAAAAAGATCAAGGCGGTTGGGGTGTTCAAACCACGCACGGCGGGAAATTGATTGAGAATATCGTTCAAGCCATAGCAAGAGATGTCCTAGTAAACGGCATGTTTAATGCGGAAGAAATAGGTTTCGATATCGTATTCCACGTTCACGATGAAATCATAACGGAAGTCGACGAAGATGACCTGTTAGGGCTAGACGACCTCATTGATTGTATGGCAGCACCGATATCGTGGGCGCCGGGACTACCATTAGGAGCAGCAGGGTGGGAGGGGTATTTTTACCGTAAAGATTAATGACTGTTAGAGAGAGCAAAGTCGAATCGGATATCCGAAAATACGCTTTGGCCCGAGGCTGGTGGGTTTCTAAATTTACTAGCCCCGGTAAACGAGGCGTACCAGACCGGATATTCATTAAAAACAGTTTTGTAGTTTTTATCGAAATCAAACGCCCCGGAGAGAAGCCGTCGAAGCAACAAGAATTACGCATGGCCGAGATGAAGCGCTACGGGGCTTTAGTATATTGGGTGGATAATTTAAACGATGCGAAAGAAATTCTCGAAACGTACGGTTGGGAAGACTAAAGTTAACCTACTTGAAGAAATCAGGAAAGGTAGAAAACTTGTTGAAAGACAACGGGAAGACTTACACGAGTATCAAGTTGAAGCCCGACAACTGGCGCATGACATTCCATTCTGCGGATTATTCCTCGAAATGGGTATAGGCAAAACCGTAATAACCGGAACGCTGATCGCCGACTTACTTGATAACTTTGAAGTAGATAGAGTTCTCATTATAGGCCCTCGTAGGGTGGCTAAAGTAACATGGCCGGACGAATTCATGGAGTGGGGTCATCTATGTGGGTATAAAGTAACGCCGGCAGTCGGAACACCCAAGGAAAGACTAGCGGTACTAAATAGCAATAGTCCTATCGTATCCATAAACCGAGAGAATGTAAGCTGGCTAGTAAACTATTACAAAGGCAAGTGGCCGTTCGATATGGTGGTCATAGACGAGTCGAGTTCCTTTAAGTCTCACAAATCTAAGCGGTTTAAGGACTTAACTAAAGTCAGACCGAGGATAAAACGACTAATCGAGTTGACGGCCACCCCAAATGGCGAGGGATTTACTTCGTTCTTTTCTCAAATATATTTACTTGATTACGGTAAACGGTTCGGCCGTAGCTTCAATAAGTTTAGGGATAAATACTTCGAGTACAACCCGTATAACCACAGCATCAAGCCGAGAGAAGATACGGAGATGCGTATCTTAGAAAAGATAAAAGATATATGCGTAGTTATGCGAGCAGAAGACTATCTCGATCGAGTACCGTATGAGCCAAAGGTGATCCCGGTAAAACTCAATAAGAAGATCACCAAGGAGTATTTCGACTTCCAAAAGAATTTAGTCATGATGATACCCGAAGCGGAAAACGTCATAGTGGAAGCGCAATCGGCAGCGATACTCGCATTGAAACTGCTACAAATGTGCTCCGGCGTTATTTACAACACGTACTATGACGGGATAGATGAGAACGAGGAGCCGATAAGGAAGACCGACATCTATGATATCCACGAGGAGAAACTAGACGCGCTCGAAGTGTTTCTGGAAGAAGCAAAGGAAGCCGGAAAGAATGTTTTCCTTGGGTATCACTTTCGGTCATCACGAGAAAGAATATTAGCCCGATTCCCGGATATCGTCGAGATGGATAAAGACGGAAATAACATAAAACAATGGAACGCGGGGCGAATAAAAGTTTACATGGCACACCCTCAAAGTGCGGGGCACGGCTTGAATTTACAGCGGGGCGGACATACAATTCTTTTCTATGACATTCCGTATTCGTTCGAGAACTATGACCAATTTATCGGCCGGCTCGATAGGCAAGGTCAAAAGCACCGAGTAACAGTACACCACTTAGTTGCGGTCGGAACAAATGAAGATGGCCGAACAGTCCAACTAGCCGACCGCCACGTTTATAACAATCTGAGACGTAAGGAAGAAAACCAAGATTGGGCCTTGAAGACCTTACGTGATCTCAGAAAAGCGATGAAAAAGGAAGTTTAGTTATGGCAAAGGCACCGGTAACAACAAGACGTCGTAGCAATCAGCTAGACCGTGAATCCGAGTCGATGATCTTCGACGGGGTTAACATTACTCAGATCGCAAAGATATTTAACATGGAGCGTAGAGACGTTACGCCCAAGATCCGAGAAGTTCCTCCTTGCGGGGAACGAGGCGGGTATCCGATTTACAAATTAAATGAAGTGGCGCCATACCTAGTAAAGCCCCTGTATGATGTCGAAACCTACATTAAGCGAATGCACCCCAACGAGCTTCCTAAAATGCTCTCTAAAGAGTTCTGGAACGGAATGAAAGCTAAGCAGGACTACGAGTTGAGAGAGGGTGAGCTATGGCCTACCGACCAAGTAGAAGCGCTAATGTCGGAGTCTTTTAAACACTTACGCATGTCATTACTCTTAGTAACGGACTCACTGGAACGTGAATCCACCCTCACCGATCATCAAAGAACCCGCATCACGGAAATGATAGACGGCGCGCTAAATGAGATGGCGCAAACACTCGTTGAGGCATTCGGAGACCGGGCTAAGACGGAAGTCAAAGAGAGTACCGTAGGTGGCAAGAATGGCTAAATACAAAAATCTCTTTGAGATCGCGGTCAAGATGTCGGATAACTTACGACCCCCGGAAAGGTTGACCGTTTCTAATGCAGCATCTCAATATCGATATGTAAATTCTCCCGGGTCGTATGTAGGCCCGTGGTTGAATACAACAACGCCGTATATGGTCGAACCAATGGACGTATTAACTTCGCGCAATCACAGCAAGATGGCGTTTGTAGGCCCGGCACAGTCAGGTAAAACCGACGCGATTATCATTAATGGCGTGTCATACTCAATCAAAGTCTCACCGATGGATACAATGGTATTCTGTCCGACAATGGCAGCCGCCCGAGACTTTTCTATGCGACGTATTGATCGTCTTCACCGACACAGCCCGCTAATCGGCGAGCAATTGTTGAAAGGTAGAGACACCGACAATAAATTCGATAAACAATACATTACAGGTATGATGTTAACTATCACATACCCTACCGTGACCGAATTGGCCGGACGACCGGTTCCAAGAATATTGATGACCGACTTTGACCGTATGGACGACGATATCGGCGGTGATGGTAATCCATTTGACTTGGCAACACAGCGTACAACAACCTTTGGTTCGTTTGCTATGACTATGGCCGAATCGTCCCCGTCGAGAGAGATTCTTGACCCGCACTGGATAGCTAAGTCACCGCATGAGGCTCCGCCGTGTACCGGTATTATTGCGCTTTACAACCGTGGGGATAGACGACGTTGGCAATGGCCGTGTCCTCACTGTGACGAATATTTCGAGGGTAAATTCGAGCATCTAACGTGGGACAACGGAAAACAGCTATCTAACCGAGAGAAAGCAGAAACCGTACAAATGGTATGCCCGGAATGTGGTTGTTTGATCCACCCCGACGAACGCTTTGAAATGAATTTATTCGGAGTGTGGGTTCCGGAGGGTTGTAAAGTTGATAAGAGCGGGAGACTTACGGGCAAAGCCCCTCATACCGACTTCATTTCTTACTGGCTCCGCGGTACGGCAGCCGCCTTTACGACATGGCAAAAACTGGTAAACATCTACCTCGATGCCCTTGACGAATATCAACGGACGTACTCAGAAGAAGCCTTGAAGAAATTCTGGAATAACAACATGGGTGAGCCGTATCAGCCTAAGTCGTTAGAATCAGTCCGCGCACCGGAAGCACTGAAAAGCCGGTCATCAGATTACCCGCTAGGCATGGTTCCGAATGACGTTCGATTCCTCGTAGCAACGATAGACGTTCAATTGAATAGCTTCGTAGTACAGGTGTTCGGTATTTCCCCGGGTTCACCGTATGACACTCATGTTATAGACCGGTTCTTCATCAACAAGTCGGAGCGTAAGGACGAAGACGGCGACGCAATGATCTTACAGCCGGCGACATACGAAGAAGACTGGAAACTTATCGAAAAACAGGTAATAGATAAAGAGTATCCGTTGTCAGACGGTAGCGGTAGAATGATGTCAATTAAGATGACCGGTTGTGACTCCGGGGGTAAATCTGGCGTAACCGGCATGGCATACGCGTTCTATCGATATTTGAAGACAAAGAATAAACATGCTCGCTTCATCTTATTGAAAGGTGGCACACGAGTAACAGACCCGAGAACCCGTATTAGCTATCCGGACTCTAACCGGAAAAACGATAAGAATGCAGCTAGAGGAGAAATCCCGGTATTATTCTTAAACTCGAACTTGTTGAAAGACGCATTAAACGGACGACTAGATTGTATTGAGCCTCACAAGGGCTATTATAATATGACTAGGGAATTACCGGACGAATTTTTCTCGGAGCTATGCGCCGAAACGAGAACCGCGAAAGGTTGGGAGAATTTAGCGCAAGCCCGAAACGAAGCATGGGACTTAAGCTACTACTGTTTGGGCCTTTGTACGTCTCCGGAGTTATTACGAGTAGAGTCGATAAATTGGGACAACCCCCCAACGTGGGCGGAGGAATGGGATAATAATACGATGGTCAGGGAACCCGAGGAAGAAAAACCATTCGCCTTTCAACCTCGACCGATGTTAGACTTTAGCCGTTTAGGTGAACTATTAGGATAGAGAGGTAATAAAATGAGCCGTCCATGCGATGAAACTCTCGCAGTATTAAAACAGCGATATGTTGAAGCGAGCCGAGCATATCACGATTTACAAATCGGGGTGTCTGGCCGAGTGTTTGTCGACCAAAATAGCGAACGTGTTGAATTCACCGCAGCTAACCGTCAGAGTCTACTTGCGTATCTTACCGGGCTACAACGTCAGATTTGTCAGTTAGCCCCGAACGACCCGATCTGTAATTGCGGTGTCGGCTTCGGGTCAATTTCCGCACCACTAGGGGCGTTATTCTAATGAGCATGAAATCAATCAAGGAACTTGTCGCGAGAAGTGCGAACAATCCCCCGGAGGTTAAAGCACAAGGCGGTTATGAGGGTGCTCAGCGAAACTCGCGAGAAATGTATCGCTGGACGCCCGCAATAGTCTCTCCGGATCAGGAATTAGACGGCGGACAAAAAGAATTAGCCGATGCCCGGGTTCAAAACGTTATCCAGAATGACGGTTTTGCGTCCGGTGCCGTATCGATACATCGAGATAATATCGTCGGCTCTCAATACATGCTAAACGCTAAGCCGAATTTGTCCGCGCTAGGACTAAAAGGAGCTGACGCCGAAGCATGGGAGGAGGAGTTTCAAGACGTCGTAGAGTCGAAATTCAACGTGGCTGCGGACTCAACGGAAAACTGGTTTGATGTCACACGACGCAATTCTTTTACCGGCTTGGTTCGCCTCGCGGTGGCCCAAGCACTGATTTCCGGTGAAGTATTGGCATCGGCAGAATGGTCAAGAACCGCAGGTCGTCCTTTCAATACGGCCATTCAAATGATTAGCCCGCATCGACTGAGCAACCCGAATAACTCGGCCAACACGAAAAACATTCGAGGCGGTGTTCATGTCGATGCGTTCGGACGACCAATCGGGTACTACATTCAAAACAGTTTCCCGGGAGAGAGTTTAATCAACGGTGAGAATCAAATGTGGCGATATGTTCCATCACGCAAACCGTGGGGACGTCGACAGGTTATTCACATCATGGAGCAAATTCTCCCGCACCAAAATCGCGGTATCTCAGACATGGTTGCAGCATTGAAGACCATTAGAATGACTAAGAACTTTCAGGAGATAACGCTACAAAACGCGGTAATCAATGCCTCGTATGCAGCCGCAATTGAGTCGGAGCTACCACCGGAAGCCGTTTACGCTCAGTTAGGTTTAGGGCAACGTCCGTTCGGCGAGATTATCCATGAGATGATGACGAACGCAGCATCGTACTACGCGACTGCTAAAAACATGGAAATAGACGGCGCCAAGATCCCGCATTTAATGCCCGGCACTAAGTTGAACTTAAAACCGATGGGGACTCCCGGCGGGATCGGCACGGACTTTGAGGAGTCGTTACTACGCCACATCGCAGCATCGTTA